TGCCTTCGGCTTTGGCTTCGCCCTTGCCTTCGGCTTTGGCTTCGCCCTTGCCTTCGGCTTTGGCTTCGCCCTTGCCTTCGGCTTTGGCTTCGCCCTTGCCGAAGGTATGAAAAAAATTTTTACCATAGTTTATACTTTGTCAATAATTTATAATAATAATCTATGGTAAAACCGCCACAACGTTTTGCAATTTTTCTTGCTTTTATTAAACAGTCAATTTTTTGTATTTTCATTTTATCCCCTTTCCTATCCTCAATACTATTATAGCATACTATAAAAAAAATACAAGTCAAACAGGCTAACTTTTGTTTTCTTAACATTTCAAATTCTCCGACGGTAAAAATAAAAAATAACGAATAACTAAAAGATAATACAATAAAAATAAAAAGATAATTCTAAAATTGATTGCTTTTTTGTGTTGTGTTTATGATAAAGAAAACTAATAACGCCTTGACTATGCCTGTATAAAATAAATAGATAACCTTTACACTAACAACAACATCAATCTGATTATACTTATCTATTAAATAAAAAGTCAATTCTTAACTACAATGTAATAATCACCTATAAACAAAGATAACTATACCAAAGTATAAAGACAAGATAATCCCTTACTATAAAAAATACAATCAATCTAATGGTATAATAATACAATAAATTAGTTAAGAATAAAAGAGTTAAAAAACTAATTGAATAACAAATACAATAAAATAGTTACTTCCTAACATTATGCAACAAAGACAAGATAACAGGATAAACAAAGCAAGATTGAGCTAAAATAGAGTATAAAGACAAATAAAAACGGCTTTTTTTTAAGACGGCTAAAAAGAAGGCTATTTGTATTTATACCTATAAAGTATAATGACAGATAAAGATTATAATAATAATCATAACCTATTACAATGTAATGAGTTACAATAATAATCAAGGCGGAGGGTCTTTTTTAGCAAAAAGTTAATTCTTAACGTTTTAGATACCCACCGTATTTTTCTAACGCTTTATATAGTAAGGACTTATATAATAAAATAATTATAAAAACTCCCCAAAAATCTTCCCATGTTAAATTCTGTGAATTCTTGTTAAATCCTGTTGTGCTCCAATTCAATATATATGCTAAATTGTGTTATTTTAGGTTGTTATATAAATATGCTCAAATTATCTATTAGAGGGGTCTTATTTAGCTTTTTAATGATAACCTACTTGGGGGCGAATAACATTTAACCTTGACCCTATGGGTGTAGTTTAGCAGGGGGTGTGTAGGTTTTTATTAAAAATAGGCAAGATTGATTTATATTGTTTTCTTTGTAACAAATAATAGTATCTTTTTATGACAAGTCAGAGTTGACATTCGAGAATAGATTTAAACTTAATCCGATAGGGTGTAATTTAGCAGATTGTATGGGGTTTTTAGCAATATGATTGATTATTTGAATCAATTCCTCCCTATCGGGTATTATAGTTAGGAAATACCTAACAGGATTGTTTATTTATCCTTTTTATTAAGTTTGTTACTGATTTCGTATTAATTAGTAATTTAATAATAATTAAGAATATAAAAAGTTAGCTCGGTTAATCGCATTTTACTTACGAATTCTTTAGCAAGATTGTTATTAGGATTTTGTAAAGAAATCCTGTTAAGAAAGTGAGGAACGAACTTTCTAAGGGGAGGGATAGTTTATCCCGACCCTTTATACGAGCGTTAGCGAGTATAAAACATTATTCTATAGTAGTAGTTTATGTAATAAACTACTACTATAATATTTATATATCTATATTATATGATTACTATATATGTCAATGATATATAAATATTATATAGATATATATAATAGAAGATTTGGGTTAGGAATTCGTCGGTTTGTAGCGGTTTGGTAACAAAAAAAGTATAGATTTTTGGGATTTATTTAATTTTTGTCGTCGGTGGGAAAGAGAAATCATTGACTTTTGTAAATAGTTGTGTTATACTTGTATTAGGAAAATAGAACTAACTTTTAATAGAAATGGAGTATGTATGGAGAGAGACGGAAGGAATAAATTTTATAGTTATCTTGATATAGATAAAAATACGATGAAATTATTATACTTTTTTAAAGAATTAAAAACCAAGATGCTTAGAGGTAAAGATGATTATGCAAATGGTCAGGTATATACAGATAATAAAAAAGAAGATTAATTCGCTGGGGGATAGATTAAAGAAGCCCACTTTACAGGGCAAGTATATAAAAGAATCTAATCCCCCTTGCTTTTTATTAGATATAATTCAGATATAAATTAATTTAGAGAAATCCTTGTATTTAAGAGGTTAGTATGGTATACTTATAGTAGAAGAGGGAATATGTCTATTTGTATAAAAATCTTATGGCTTAATATATAAATATAACCGCCAGAGGGTAGCTAAGTTCTACCCTCTGAATTTTTTTATAAGAAAAGAAAATGTATGGAAGAAAATAAAAAGTATGAGTATCGTGGAATTGGTTTAGACCGCTATGAAAAAAAACGTGGTCAAGAAAAATTCGACGAATATTGTCAAGTTTATTCGATTTCTAATTATTCCGATATGGAATTACTTGAAGAATTAGTTTATAAAGAATTACTTCAAGATAAAATGAAGAATAATATTGCCGATAAAGAAACAAAGATAAAAAAAGACAATAAAACAAAATCAGAAAATGACCAAAAAGATTTTACTGTTCCAAAATATATTGTAGATGCAATGAATGAAAATCTCGAACAAATTTTTAATTTAAAAACAAAATTAGGATTGTTCGATAATAACGATAGTAATGATGGTTATAAATATATTGAACAATTAAAAAATAAATTTAAAGTTTGGTGTAAAGAAAATCAGGATAGAACATTTACATGCCCACATTGCTCGAAGATGATTCTTCTTTATATTAAATCAGATGTTTGGGATACAATGAAACATCCTTTCTTTGAATCAAAAGTATTAGGTAATAAAATATTGTGGGATTTATATAAACAAAATATTATTACAAAAAAACAAGTAGCAGACATCTTAGGTTGTTCTGACATGTATATTGATTGGTTAGAAGAAAAAATTTATTTAAAAAAAGAACCAACTGATAATAAGGCTAATCCTACTGTTTAAGATTTTCGCTTGCCTTTAGTTTCTGATTGAACTCCAAAAAATAAAAAACTATGATAGCCGAAAGAATAACAGAAGAAGAATTAGAATTTATACAACTATTTCATACACCTGTTGCTTTAGCTGAGAGTTTGTTTTCTAATTTCGATAACCTTAGCGAATTTAAAGAAACATTTGGTTCTTTGAGATTATATCAATATCCTTTTCTTTCTTCAGAACCATTTATAGATACAAATATGCCAGAACTTTCTCCAAAGGAACAGTTCGAACTTCGTAAAGGTGCAGGAGATATTTATAATTTTGGAGCAAGAAAATATGGAAAATCCTTAGTTACAGAAAAAATAGATATTCCAATTTCTATGCTTCATGATGAAAATGATATAGAAGGTTTTTCAAGTGCTGATTCTATACATCTTCAAGATGTATTAGATGTTTGTGTTCGTGCAATTTGTTTTCACCCAATTTTAAAAATGTGGAAACAAAGAGTTCGTGGTGCACCAAAATATGAAATATTTGCTCGTAATGGTTGGACGTTACAAGGCGTGAATATGAATATTGCATCTAAGGACGCAGGACGACAATGGTTCGGAAAACATTTTAAGAAGATATATATAGAAGAAGCCTCACTTGAAAATTCTGCATCTTATGATAAAAGAAAAGACGCTCTTTCTGAAAATGGGGCAGTAATAAGAAGTTCTGGAATGACAAACTTTACAAAATTCACACCTGCTGGAAGAGCATTTTACGACCCAAAAAATAAAAACAAAATATGTAATCTTCCTCAGTATGTTAATCCTACATTTGATAAAAAAGAAGAAGAATCACGCCGAGAAGAATATGGCGGAATCGACTCGTCTACTTATCGCATATTTGTAAAAGCGGAAGTTATAGAAGACGGAATCAGCGAATTCGACATTTCTCGGATAGAACCTTATATAGACGAAAAATCAGAAGTTAAAATATTTGAAATTAAAAAAGAATCTTTTCATTATTTTAAAAATTTAATTGTTGTAGAAAGACCTAAAAATATACAAAGAATTTTTATAGCAGGTGATATTGGAGATGGTGCTGGCGGAAGTGAAATTATTATTCTTGGAGAAATAGATAATAAATATCAATATCTTTATAGAATTGCTCTTTATTCTTTAAAAGATGACGAACAATGGGAAATTATAGATTGGTTAATTCAAAAATTGCAAGCAAATGTTATAGGATTTGATTGTGGAGATGGAACAGGTCGTAGTCTGTATAGAAGAGCAGAAAAAAAATATCCATTAAATAATTTAGTTCGTTATGCTGGTGGAGATAAAATAGGTGTAGATTTTAAGAAAAATGATAAAAATGAAATAATGGTAGAAGATGGCAAACCAGTATTATTAGAAGAATTTCAATCTGAATGGAGTAATAAATTTTTGAAGACTTTATTATACGAAGGCAGAATATTAATGCCAAGAGATTTTAAATTTTTAAATCAAATAAACTCAGTAATTTCTCGAACAATTGGAACTCGAACAGTATATGCATGTATTTCTGAAACAGGAGACCATGTATTCGATGCTTTTAAAGTTTTTGCAATAGCAGTTTGGTTAAAGAAAGATTTTAATTCTACTCCCAAAATTATAACCGAAGCTGGGTTAGGTGCTAATAGTTGGACGAGACCACAACGAATAAATATAAATAAAATAGAATGGCGACAAAAGATTGAAAAAAAAGAAGAATTAATTTTAACTAAACAAGAATATCAAGATGGTTTAAAATATTTTTTTCAGACTGAATTAGTAAAATTTAGTTTAGAAAATAAATTAGACCTATTAAAATATTTAGAAGAAGAAATCAAAAGACTTAATAATTTATTTAAAACTGGAGAATAATTATGGACACAGGTTTCTTAGCGAACACTCTCTTTTCACTTTTACTTAGAAAAACAACAACTCCTATAGATTTTTCTTCTCAATGCCTTGCAATAAAAACTATGTTACAAGATGATGTTACTGGTCTTATAGATGTTTTAACTGATTTTGCAGTTACAAGTGCTACTGTTGATTTTAGTATTGAGACAGATAGCCCTACCTTTAATGATATATGCGAAGAATGGTTAGATACTGTTAATATAGATTTAGGTATAGCTCCAATGGGTATTAAAGCATTAGCTTCTGAATATTTTAAAGAGAGATGGAAAGGTTCGTCTTTTGCGGTATTACAAATTGCCAAATGGGAAAAATTTAAAAATACAGATTTAATACTACCAACTAAAATGTTTTTTGTAGATGGTAGTAGTATTCATGCAGAAGATATTAATGAAAAAAATACTAATTTACAGATTGATAGTTATAAATATTTTATAGGAGAATCTAAAGAATCTATAAATTCTAAATCAGCAATTATTAATCGTCCTTCTTGTCGTTGGTTTGATAAATATCCTATTCCTTATCTAATAAAACGAGGAATATATCATAATTCAGAAATTATAAAATCTCTAAAAAATAAAGAAACAGAAATTCTTGACCAAATTATACCATATCTTTTACTTGCTAAAAAAGGCAGTGAAGCACTTACTCTTCAGGGCAAAACATATAGTCAACCTGAATTACAAAATATAGCAAATCAATTTCAAGAATTAATGACTGAAATGAGAACTACTAATTTAGGAGATAAACAAATAAAAACTCCTATAAGAGTTACAAATTTTGATGAAGATATAAAACATTTTATTCCAGATTTAAAAACAATTTTCGATACTGTATTATTCGAACAAGCAGAGAGAAATATTCTTTCAGGTCTTGGATTTATAGATGTTATTCAGGGAATAAGTTCTACTCGCAGAGAAAGCACTTTAAATCCTAAAGCATTTATACAAGAAGTAAATGCTGGAGTAGAATCTTTTAAAGATATACTAAGACAACTTTTGGTATTAATTAAAACAAAAAATGATACTCATATAAAATATACTAATTCTGAATTTTATGTTTGTTCTTCACCAGTAAAAGCATTTATGACTGGCGAATTTAAAACTTCTATTAGGGCTTTATATGATAGAGGATGTTTGTCAAAGAAAACTTATATTGAACTTGTCGGAGAAACTGATTTTAAAACTGAAGTTTATCGTAGAGAAAAAGAAGCAAAAGATGGTATAGATTACATTATGTATCCACAAATTACTCAGAATCAAGAAGCCAAAGGAATAGATGTTCAAGGAACAAATCCTGAAGGAAATCCGCAAGATGTTAATATTCCTTTAGATAAAGTAAGTGTGGAAAAGAAAAATTTTAAGATGGCTTCTTTAGAAGAAGACGAACCTACATCATATGATTTTATAAATTCTTTTGATGAAGAAGTAGACCTTGAAATAGCAGTATTAAAAACAAATCTTAGAGTTACCAATACATATTTAAGATATAGACAAGTTGAACCTAATAAATTTGATGAAAAATCTTTTAGAACAGTTACTCTTTCTCCATCAAAAGGAATTAAAGCAATCGTAGGAAAAATAAAAGGAGCAAAAACTACAACAATACAATCTTATTTATTCTTAAAGACGAAATGGGATGACCAAAAAGCACAGGATTGGTTAATACAACATTCTTCTGCTTTTGTTGCAACAGTAGAAAAATATGATTTAATTACTGCACCTTATACAACTTTACAATCATTGCCTGATTATGTAAAAAAGATGTCAACAACTAAACAAGATGCTTGGAAAAATATTTTTAACAATGCTTTTAGATATATGTTAAGTAAAACAGGAGATACTAAAATAGCAGAGAAGTATGCTTTTAGGGTAGCAAATAGTCAGATTAGACAAATAAAAGAAAACAAAGGATTTTTTGAAAGATTAAAAGACAAAATAAAAGGAAAATAATTTAAAAGGAGAACTAAAATGCCAACGGAATATTTGAACATTCCATTATCAGATTTTGTTATTCATAAAATCTCTGTTCCTGAATCAGGAGAAGAGTATACTTATTACCTTTATATACATCCATCTGGACAATCAGTAATAATGCGAGGAAATAGTGATGACACAGAATATTTATATGTTAATGCAGGAAAAGGAACGGAAAAATGGGAAGACCGAACAGAATTAAATTATACTACTTTTGACAGATTAGCAAAAGGATAAAAATATGAACGAATATAAATATATTATAAATCCTCATACAGGTAGACTTCAAAAAGTTCATACGGACGAATATATTGCTTCTTTACAAGGTAATATAGGTATCGTGCCAGATGCACCAACTTCTCTTGTTGCGACTACTGTATCAGATAGTATTATAGATTTAGTTTGGGTAGCTCCTTTAGATGATGGAAGTAGTCTAATTATAGGATATAAAATAGAAAGAGAATCTCCAATTGATGGAGGATGGTCTACAATAATATCTGACACTGGAAATACCGATGTAACTTATTCAGATATAGAATTAACTCCTACTACAGAATATAATTATAGAGTAAGTGCAATAAATTTAAGTGGTATAAGTTTACCTTCTAATGAAGACGATGCAACTACTTTAGACACCAGTGTTACATATGGAGTTTCTTGGGATGAATTTGCAGATACTTATGTAAGAACAGGAGATACACTTGGTCAACCAGTAGGACAGACTCTCAATTCTCCATACTTACCAATTCAAAGAAGTATGAGAAGATGCGTTGTATTAAATAATGGAACAGTTAATTATTATCTTGGTGCTACAGATTCTACAAAAAAAGAGGATATGATAACTGCATCTGATTTAACAGGTGCAGATGGACAAGTAATGGTAGAAATTCCAAAATTTTGGTATAAACATTCTTATGCAGGAACAATACATACATGGGAAATTAGTTCGCAAGCACAAGTTGGATTTGATGTTCATCCAGCTTTTTTATCTGATGCAGTAGAACTTGATTATATTTATGTAGGTGCTTATGAAGCAGTATTATACGATTATTCTGAGTCTATTTATGCAGACTATACATTTGAAAGTTTAATTACATCATCTGAAGATATATTAAGTAGCGTTTCTGGAAAAAGACCTGTAACCAATCATACACGTTCAGAAGGTAGAATAATGGCAAGTAAAAGAGGAACTAATTGGACAGGTATGTTATACGATGTATATTCTGCCATACAATTATTATATTTAGTAGAATATGCTTCTTTTAATTCTCAAACAATGATTGGAAGCGGTATTACAAATGTAACGGATTGGTATGATATACTTTTTTATCCATTTGCACCAACTGGAAATAGTAATAGTATTGGCAATGTATCTGGAAATAATGCAGGTGGAACTGGTTATGCATCAGAAGCATCTAAATACATGAGTTATCGTGGTATTGAAAATTTCTTTGGACATTTATGGAAATTTGTAGATGGTATAAATATAAATAACAATCGTAGTTATATCTGTAATAATGCTTTAAATTTAGCCGACGATACTTTAGTTAATTATACAGATATAGGAATAGATAATATTAATTCTGATGGCTATCAAGATACTTTACTTAATATAGCAAGAGGATTTTTACCAGCATCTACTGGAGCAGATAGTTCTCATAAGATTACAGATAATTATTCTCAAATGGCAGGATGGCAACCAGTTGCTACTGGAGGGGCTTGTTATGTAGGATTAGAAGCTGGTTTTTTCTATTTACTTACTGCTTTGGTTGATTCTAATTTTTCTAACGCAAGTGCTGGTTCTCGATTATGTTTTAGAAAATAATAAAAACTTTTTAAAGGAGATATAAATATGATAGGAAATTCATATACTTATCCAGAAATTACAATAAAATCAAATAATAAAACACAAATTCGTTTTAATATTATAGAAACAACTTATCAAGATATAAATAATGAATCTCATATTAGTTATAATTTCTCTTATGTTGAAATAGAAGGAGAAGTAACAAGAGATAAAATTATTAGTGCTATTATTAGAAATACTCATTCTATAGATGCAGAAATTGCTTTAATTAATAATGAACTTTTAAATCCTAATAACGATGAATATATAGAATATCAAACATTACGAACACTTGCAAAATCTGTTGCAGACTTAGCAGGATATAGTAAAATAGATTAAATAAAAAGGAAAAATAATATGAAAAAATATAAAAATATTATCAATCCTACAACAGGATTATTACAGAGAATACTTACTGATGAATATGTTGCTTCTTTATCATCAGGAGGAATTACTTTAGATGAAGTAAAAGCCGACCTCGATATAGCCGATGCAATTTTAAAAAAACATTCTCCTGAAAGCGATAATCAAACAGCATATACAGTCCCAACAGATGAATCTGGTATATCTGTTCAGGATAAACTCGATTCATTACAAGGAATTTCTCATGCACCAAATAGCGATAATCAAATCGCCGATACTGTTCCTACTAATGACAGTGGAATTTCTGTTCAAGACCACATAGACGCTACAACTGGAGTGCATGGGATTACAGGAAATATTGTTGGCGATAATGATGGACAGGTATTAACAAATAAAATGGTCATTGGTGCAGATAATATTAAAGGACAATATAGAGAAGTCGCAATTACGCCTTACCCTTTTAGTTCGGTATGTTATTTTGATGGAGCCGATTATACCGATTTAACTGATAAAGCAAGAACAAAAACTGGAATTCCTTTTGATATATTAACAGATAATAATGATAGATTTTATGTATCAGTAGATAATATGAATTATTGGTATGGAGAAATATATTTTGCTATAGATACAGTTGGTATAGGAATAAATTTAGTTGTTGAATATTTTAATGAAGAAGATACTTGGGTAGATGTTGGTTTAATTGATGACGGAACTTTAAATTTAACACAATCTGGAAAATTATTTTATAATAATCCATCTGATTGGAAAATGACGACAATTAATGGATTTTTAGGAAATTTTATTAGAATTAGAAGCACAACTACTCCAACTCAAACACCAACTGCAATTATAGTTTCTCCTTATGAAACTGTTTTTGGAGTTCAATCGCAAGAAGGAGATGGAATAGATTACGACGCAGAGGTAAAAGCAGATGGAAATATAAAATTCAAAAATTTAGAAATAACTGATGCATTAAAAGGAATAATTTTAAAATCTCCCGACGGAACAAGATGGAGAATAACAATAGATAACGATGGGCTAATAAATCAGGAAGAATTATAATATGTCTATAAAAAGAAAAATAAAAACAACAGGGCAAACGACCACTTTTAATTCAGAAACTCATGAAACGATAGAAGTATTACCTATTATAGTTCAAGATATACAGGTAGAAAATAGTTTAATTGTAAAAGAAACTGCAATCGGAGCCAAAGGCGAAACAGGAGAACAAGGAATTCAGGGCGAAAAAGGCGATAAGGGAGATGCTGGAGGAGCAATTGAATTTACACCAATTACTCTTTTAGATAATCAATCCACTCCTCAATTATTATTTAGTTATCCAAAAAGCGATAAATTTACATTTTGATTTTTTTCAATAGAAAGAAATGGTGCGGTGCAACAAATATATACTCAAAAAGTTAATAATGGAACGACTGTAGTAGGTGGAAATAATAATAATAATATAGGAACTACAGGAATTACAATAACACAAGCAGTAGTTGGCGATAATGTAGAAATTTATTATACTTCTACAAATTTAGGAGTAGGTGGAACATTCAAATATGCTTCATTAGTAAAATGGTCTTAAAAATAATAAATAATGGGAGATTATTATGGAAAATGAACTTTTAAATAGTGCGATTATTCAAGAATTTTTAGCAGATTTTGAAAAAAATTCTACTACCGAATTACTTGAAGATGATTCTAAGGAACAAAATGAAATATTTCAAATAGCAGAAGCCAGAGGTATAAAATTAAAAGACAGACAATCGCTTGCAGGATTTAAAACTGTTTATACATTTGCAAATGAAGCTAATTTGAATAAAGCAAGACTTCCTAAAAAAGAACTACTTAAAGCTCTCCCAACTTTAGTAGGCACTCCAATAGATATAGACCATCAAAGAAATTATGTTTGTGGTGCATATATAGATTATCGTTATATAGTTAAGGATGATAGCGTTATAGCTTATGGAGTATTTTATAAATTAAATTTTGCAGATGAATGGGCAAATGCTCAAAAATTATTTAAAGCAGGAAAATTGACAACTTCATATGAAATTTTAAGTCCTAAAAATAAACGCACAGTGCTTGCAGATGGAACATTTGAATTACATGATATGGAGATTGCTGGCGGTGCTTTATTATTTAAAGAAAAACCAGCTTTTCCTGATGCAAAAGTTCTTGAGATAGCGAAAGAAAATATTGGAAAAGATATAGAGAATTTAGTATATGCTTCAAAAGCAAAATGTGAAGATTTGATTATTCATGGAGAATCAATATGTCGTAAATGTGGAAAATGTAATATAGAGGAAGCAACAGTTCTTCCAGTAGAAACTCCAAAAGTAGAAGAAGTAAAAGTTGTAGATATAAAAATAGAACCAAAACCAGTAGATACACAATTACCAGCACCAATAATAATTTCTAAAATTAAATGTGCAAATTGTCAACATGAATTTGACAAACCACAAGTTTTAACTTCAGAAATAAAATGTTCTGAATGTTTTGCTATTATTAATGATAAAGGCGATATACTTTATCCTCCTCAGATTATAGATTTTAATATTTCTTGTCCTTCTTGTAGTTCTCGTAATTGGAGACTATTAAAGAAGGAAGAAAATTCAGGAGAGATTAAATGTCTTTCTTGTGCAAAGAAATATTCTATTGCTTTTAGTAAAGTAGAACCAAATGCTGTATTAAATATGATTCAATTTTTACATATTGGACATGTTGCTTGTAAACAATGTGGAAATTATATAAGTTATAGTGGAACTTCTCAAGTAACTACTTATAATTTAAAATGTATAAAATGCGGATTAACATTTATTCATGATATATTAAAAGATGGACAATTAAAACAATTATCTAAGATAACTGAAATTATAGAACCAATAAAGGCATCAGAAGAAATACCCTCGAAAGCAGACGAGTTAAATATAGATAAATCTGCTATTAAAGAAGAAGCAAAAGGAGAATTAAAAATGGAACAGAAATCAGTAGAAAATATTGTTGAAGTTATAGTTGCTTCTACTCCAATTGCCCAATCAGAGGTAGCAGAGGTAAAAGTGGTAGTTGCCGAAACTGTTATACCTGTCGTGGCAAAAGAGGAAGAAAAACTTGTTGAACCAATACCCCAAGTAATAAACGTCGAAGAGACAATAGTTGCTCCAGTTGTTGAAGCGAAGGTAGAAGAAGTAGTTGCTCCTATAGTAGAGATAAAAGTAGAAACTCTTGTAGAAGCAAAGACTGAAGAAACTCCGAAGGTCGAAGAGATTAAAGTAGAAGTTGCGAAAGAAGAAACAAAAGAAGAAAAGAAAACAAAGAAACATAAACTTGAACTTCGTAAATTAGATAAAAAGATTAAAGATATGAAGAAAGAAAAAGCGTCTATTATAAAAACAATGGAAGAGAAGATTGAGTTTTACAAAGCAAATGCGGAAGAAATAAATAAAAGACGAAAAGAACTCGGAGATGCTGGTAAAAATCTTTCGGATGAAGATTTAATAGATACAACTAAATTTTCAGATGCAAAACTTATTCAAGCAAATTTAGAAACCAGTTCAATTGCTGGCACTAAACTTACTAATGAAGATACTTTAAAAAAATATAGAGACGAAATAACTGCAAAAGCAGAAGGTAAACAACCAAGAACAAGGTAAAAGATAAGGTATTAAAATATATAGTAAAAAATAAACGGATTATTAAAGATAATATTCGTTTATAGAGTAAAGTAGTAAAGAGGAGATATTAAAATGGATAAAAATTTTGTGTTAGAAATTGCACAGTTAATAGGACAACCTATTAATACACAGTTGCCAGTTCCAGTGGAATTGACAGCTATTGCCGATGTGTTTACTGCACAGGCTGGCGAAAAAGTTTGGAGATATAATGCTCTCGAAACTACAGCGGATGTAGTTTTAGATGTTAGCACTGGAGCAATCGTTACTGTTAAGAGAGATGGCGTTGGCGATGCGGAAATGACCTTCAAAGGTCTAAACTCTAAATTAGAGTATGTTCTTGTTGATGCGGTTCTCGCTTCTCCAGATACAGATTTGCTCTCTCGTCGAAAAGAGTCGATTACCAGAGCTATGGATAAAAAAGAAATAAAGAATATTTTAGATGCGATTATAGCTGGCGATGCGTCAGGCGATAATATATATTTTCCTGCTGTCAATCCTGAAGATTTAGGAAGTGGCTCGGATATATATGATTTAATCGTAGCGATGAAACATAAAGTTGAAGATTATGGCGATGGCTATGTTCTACTTTGTGCTTCAGACGTAAAAGAAGCTATTGATAATTATGATAAGAGCATCAACGCAACTAACGTTGGTGGAGTTTCACTACCTGCAAAACTGAAAGAACTCGGTATAGAGGTTGTGAAGATATTTGGTAAAGTTTCACAGGCTTCTAATGAAGCTGAAGTAGCGATTATGCCAGCTGGTAAAATGATTCTTATAGCTAAGAATTCAAGAATATCAGAAGGCAAACCGATTAAGTTTGTAAGACGTTTAATTAGTCCAGAAATAGCAAAGTTGATGGGTGCGACAGTTGATAAGGCTCAGAGAGCACTTATCGTAAATCCTACTCCTGTTAATTTAGCTGGCGTAAATACTTTGGCGTATGGGGTCTATGGATATGAGTCGGTTATCTTTTGTATAACTAATCCTAAAGCCATTGTTGTAGCTAATATATAGAATATAGAATTCGGCAGGAGAAGGTGTTCACTGAGTGGATGACTTTCTCCTCCGAATTCCCAAAATAAGAAATACTTGTAATTTATTGAATTTTATGATATACTTGTAGTATAGGGAAAGATATGAGAAAAACTTCAAATTGTAAGAAATGTGGTAAAAAAGTAAGTGCAAAACATGTGAAGATTTGTAGAAAATGTTTTCTCGCTAAATCTAAACATGAAACTATTAATTGTTGCGATTGTGAGAAAGAATTACATAAACTTGCTTGTTATCGTGGTGATAAAAGATGTCGTTCATGTGCTCGTAAAGAACAATATCGTTTATATCCAGAAACAAATCCTTGTTTTGGTAAATATGGAAATAAACATCCTACTTTCAAAGGTGGTATAGAATCTCGTAAAAGATATTGTAAAGATTGTAATAAAGAATTAAATCATACAGCTTGTTACGATAATGATAAACGTTGCAAACATTGTGCCAGAATCTCACAATATAAGAACCCTGAAAATCATCCAATGTGGTTAGGTGGTCTTTCTCGATTTCCTTATACTATTGAATTTAACGCATCTTTAAAAGAATCGATTCGTATAAGAGACGATTATAAATGCCAATGTTGCTATAAAAATGAAGAACAAGAACTTAAAGAATTAAATAAAGTTTTATCAATTCATCACATCGATTATAATAAAGAAAATTGTTCAGATATTAATTTAATAAGTCTTTGCAGTTCTTGTAATACTAAAGTAAATAAAAATCGTGATTATTGGTTCTCATATTTCACAGAACTTATTTCTACTATTTTAGTTTCATAACCATAGGAGTTTTATCGTGATAAAAATAAAACAAGGATACAATAAAAAAGAAAAAAGACTTATAGAAACTGTTCTTTGTGATACAGTAGATTTATATGGAGATTTTTATTCTACCCAACAAAATATAAGAATTTCTTTAAGAGATAATCCTGATGTATTATTTAATTATCTTAAAAAAGGAAGTCAAATAGTATATGAAATTGATAAAGAAAATGGAATTGCTTTAATTTTAAAAGAAAAAGGATTTAGAACTTATCTCAAAATATTAACAAAAGATGAAAAACTTGCAAGTAATTTTCTTAAAATAGTAAACTGGAATATAAAAGAAGATGTATTTGTAAAGTTACATAAAAATAATCCATTATTAAAAGTATTTCAAAAAAATCAATATGTTTTTCAAGGTAATAGAGGGTCTGAAGTGCTTCTAATGAGAAAATATATATTTCGTCCTGAAGTAAGAAATACTAAAGACGACGATTATGAAACTATTAATTATAAAAAGAATTAAAGGAGACTTAGAATGTTAGAATCTATAAGAATAAAAATTCGTGCACTTATAGTTGATAATGGAAAATCAGATATAGAAATATTTTCATATACTACTTCTAATATTTTTACAATAACACAGAATAATATTACGATTGCAAAAGTATTACTTAATGGAGAAGAAATAGAAGATTATACATTTGATGCTATAACTAATAAAATAACCATAGAATCATCTGGTTTAACTACAAGTGATATTATAGAAGTAGATTATACTTATTATAAATATTCTGATACAGAAATAGATGGTTATATTCGCTCTGCATTAGTATTTATTTCTGTTCATTGTTACGATGATAAAGACTATGAATTAGAATATGAATCAGGCAATGTAGGTAATATTGTTCCTACTCCTGATAATAGAACAACTGATTTAGTGGCATTAATAGCATCTATTTTAATAAAACCAAATTGGATTTCTTATAAATTGCCAAATGTTTCTGTAGTTTATCCAGAAAAAATGACTAAAGAAGAAAGAATAGAAAAACTAATAAGTAAATTTCAAATAGGTCTTGGAGCTAATTATATTTTAAATTTTGATATATTCCCTAATATATAATAAGGAGAAAAGAAATGCTAACACCAAATATTGCTCCTATCGATAAGGATTTAATTATTCCAAAAGGAATGACTAAAGCCTATGAAGTTCAAATAACTAAGAATAATGCAGTTGAAAATATTACAGGATGGACTATTATTTTTATTGTTAAAGAAAAACTTGGTGATGATGATGGAGAAGCTATAATTAATAAAGAAATAACAACTCATTCCGATGCAATTAATGGTAAATCTTTAATTCGTTTAGAATCTACCGATACTAATATTACACCAAAGTCGTATTATTACTCAGTGAAATTTATAGATGTCGAAAACCCTGCTAATAAAGGTGTTATTGTCAGAGGACGTATCACTATAGAAAAGGTCGCTTAAAAGGAATAACTAATGTATTCACAAACAGACGTTATATCTGCACAGTTTATAGAAAAAGACCTAATCAGAGTAGACTTTGTAGAGAAAGAAATAATCTCTGCAAGATTTACAACTATAGATGTATTAAATTATTTAGAAAAAGTAACAGTAAGTAAACTTATTCAAGAAGTTCCTTATCGATTATCAACAATTCGCTTTCAAACTTCTAAATCTTATGTAATCGGTAGTTTAAAATTTTATCTTAATGGACTTAAAGAAAAACAATCAGACTTAATAGAGATTAGTTCTACAATTTTTGAAATTACAGAAGCAGTGATGATAGATGATTATATAGAAGTTGAATATTTAGAATTAACTTAAATAATGTAAGGAAATATAAAAAATGTCTTATCAAATTGCTCGTTCAATATATTTAACACAACTAAATATTTTAAAAAAAATACTTTCTCTCATAGAATATAAAGAAGGTAAAGAATCGCCAAATTTTAAATATTTAAAGAAACAAATATTTGATTTTTTTTATATAGATATGTCAAAATTATTTAAACAATTAGAATCTGAAAAATTGATTAAAAGATGTCCAAAAGGATGTAGTATTAGACAAGGCTATACTTTGTGCGAACATTGCAATGGCAGTGGATACACAAATATATAAAATTTTACTGAATTGAATTTTGTAAGACTTAACGTAGAAGGCATGGGTAAATGCTTTCAAATCTTTGAAAAATTAAATATTAACCTTGATAGATAGAAATAATAAAAAGTCAAGGAGGACTAAAAAAATGAGAAATACAGCAATTCGTGGTATTCAAATAAAAGATGGAGAAGTTACTGAAACGCAGTTAAACGTTTCCGTAAATGCGTCATTAGATTTAGCTGATACTGCTTTACAAGCGATGGGTGCATTTACATCTTTAACAGATGTTCCTGCTAATTATACTGATTCTGCTCTTAAAGGTGTAAGAGTTAATGCTGGAGCAAATGCTCTGGAATTTTATACTATTACCGATAACGTTGGTATAGTAGCTGGTGATATTTATGTTGATGATTTAACAGGTAGTGCGGATACAACCCCTGCTCCTCTTACAGAGACTCCTGTTGCAAGTTCTGTTCAAGTATATTTGAACGGTCTTTTACAAGAAGAGGGTTCTGGTAAAGATTATACAATTTCTGCTAAACAAATTACTTTTGCTGTTGCAACTGAAGTTACTGATATAATTATAGTTCATTATATAAAGGCTTAAAGTAATTAGTTAAATTGTAGTAAACCCCAAAAATACGTTAAGTCATTTTTATAAATGTAAGGAGAAATAATAAATGAGAAAACCTACAAGTGAAAAAGGAAAAAAAACTCTCGAAGCAATGAAACAACGTAGGGCAGAAGATTCTATTTCATTAAGAAAAACAATCGAACAAAAATTAAAATGGTCAATAGAGGAAAAGAAAAAAGGTTTAGAAGTAATTGAAAAGCAACTTGCTCAAATAAAAGAAAATAAAGATACTATTCTAAAACTTGATGGTATAATTTTAGTTTTAACAGAATTGCTTGAACCAAAAGACGAAATTAAAAAAGAATAAGTGCAAAGGAAAATTATATGGATAATAGAAATACTTCTATAAGAGGATTACAAATTCAAGATTCATTTTTTGGATTTGGTTTAAGAAGAAAACAAGGTAATCCTGATGTTGCTCAAGTCGACGTATTAAGTATTATAGCAGATGGTTTATCTACAGATGAAGAAGGTAAAATTATAGTTAATGTTGATAATGATACTTTAATTATAGATAGAACTCTTAAAGTAAATAATATTACAAGAGATAAAATTATTGATTTTGAAGGTGCTTTTGTAGTTGAATATCCTATCGTTTCTGAAAAAACAGAATATATTATGGGAACTTTAGCTATTGTAAGTTCTATTCAGGTTTTTCTTAATGGTCTTTTACAAGAAGAAGGTTCTGGTAAAGATTATATATATTCTGAACTTACTGCTAATTCAGTTATTACTTTTACCGAAGCAACTGAAATTGATGATATAGTAATTATACATTATATAACAAGAGTCTAAGAAAGCAGAATAATTTATGGATAGAAATACTCATATAACAAGAGGACAACTTGCTCCAATTCGTTCTGATGATTTGGACGTAACTAATTCTCCATCTTTAGGTCAAGTTCCTTCTTTAGGAGCAGATGGACAATTTACTTGGATTACTCCTATTATTTTAGTAGATAATTTTACTATTATAAATAATGCAGGAACTTTAAAAATAGCAGATAGAATAGAACAAAATATAATGTTACTTGCATTTTATCGTGCAATAGACCAAAGTAAAATAATCTATAATCTTGTAGATGGATTTATAGATGAATATGAAGACGAATCTGGAATAGACACAGTAAACTCTATAAATCAACTTTATAATTCTTCAGATGATTATTATAGTCCTGTAAATATACCATTAAAAGAAATAGATTATATGGAATATGCAACAGATGAAACTGCACAATCGAATTATGTAACAGATGATGCTGGAGGAGTCGATAGTTATGCTAAATTATTATTACATGGAAATGGAAGTCAAGGAGATACTTCTTTTATAGATGAAATAGGAAAATCAGTTACTAATACTGAAAATTATGATTCTTATACTAGATTAATGCTTCATTTAGATAATAATGTTACAGATAAAATAGGTAAAACAGTAACTAATAATAATGTAACTTTTTCTAATACAGCAGGACAATATAAATGGGGATATTCAGGAATATTTAATGGTAGCACTTCCTATTTAACAGTTCCAGAATCTACTGATTGGGATTTTGGTAGTGGAGATTTTACTATTGATTTTTGGATTAGATTTGATGTTATTTCAGGATGGAAAGGATTCATAAGTCAATGGTTATCTGGTGGAAGCGATTGTGCTTTTTTTACTGCATTTTCAGGAGGAACAACAGTATATTTTTCTTATAGCACTAATGGGTCGAATCAGATAGATAAAAGTTTTTCTTGGTCTCCAAGTATAGATACTTATTATCATTTAGCTTTTGTGAGATATGGAAATGATTTAAAGTTCTATGTAGATGGCATCCAAACTGGAGCTACTGGCGATGTTACTGGAGTTACTATTTATAATAGTAGCAGAATATTAGAAATAGGAAGATTAGATGCATCGTATTATGTAGATGGATTTATGGACGAAATTCGTGTATCAAAAGGAATTGCTCGATGGACTTCTAACTTTACAGTTCCTCCTTCTCCTTATGGTCAAGTTTATGTAGATACTTCTATTAAGAAATTTGGAACTGGTTCTGCAAGATTGGGAAATAGTGGAGAATGTTTAAGTTTAGCGGATAGTGCAGATTGGAATTTTGGGGCAGGAGACTTTACAATTGATGGATGGATATATCCTATATCTAATGCTCCTTATGCTCCTTTGATTGGACAAGGAAATCCGACTAATAATGCTCAATGGTTTTTTACTCTTAATAATGGAGTGCCTTATTTTTATACTGCTGGAGATTTTGGTGGAAATGACCATAATTTCGGAGGCTCAGCACTTTCTTTAAATACTTGGGCTCATCTTGCATTTGTAAGAGCAAGTGGAGTAACTACTTGTTATGTAAATGGAATAGCTTGTCCTAATACAGATAATTTTATTACTTGGTATGATGTCGCTTATCCACTTGTGATTGGTGCAGAAGCCGATGACCCTGCAAGAAGATTTAATGGCTATATAGATGAAATTCGTGTATCGAAAGGTATAGCACGATGGACTTCTAATTTTACACCGCCTACAAATGAATATGGAGCAGAAACATTACAATCTTATTCAGAAGGAACAATAAAACAACAAGGTTCATACTCATTAAAAGGAATAGCTAATATTACTGATTCTTTAAATAAAACTTTAACAAAAACATTAACAGGAGGAAGTAAAAAAGACCTTTCTGGTATAGAAGATTTAGTGGTATATGTAAGAGCAACAAGAACAGGTGAAAATTTACAATTACAGTTCCATGATTCAGGAGGCACTACTTCTACTTTTAATATAACAATAAATTCGGCAAATACTTGGGAACAAAAGACCTTAGATATTTCTGGAATAAGCAATGCTAATAAAAATGATATAGACAAAATAATAATAAAAATTTTAAATTCAGATGCAGAGAATACATTTTATATAGATGACTTTAAATCTGTATCTATAATGTTAAATATGACATTAATTTCTGACGTAGTTGTTGCAGAAGCAGAACCTTCTCAGACTCGTATAGTTTTATTCGAAGAAGATGTAGATGCAATTACTTTAAATACTGACCTAAAAGTTTATGCAAGTATCGATGGTGGTTCGAATTATGACCAAATAACTTTATCAGATGAAGGTGATTGGAATACTGGAAAACGAATTCTTTCTGGTATTGTAGATGTTTCTGCAAGAACAGGAACTAATATTAAATATAAAGCTATTACATATAATGAAAAAAATCTTAAACTTCATGGAGTGACACAATCATGGGCATGAAAAGATTAATTAACGAACAAGAACTAAAAAAAATTAAAGAATATTCTAAGTTTAAAAAAAGAGATGAGAAATCTCTTACAGATAAAGAAATAAGAGAATTAATTCTATTAATAGCAAAAAAATTAGGACTACTGTAATGGAAAATTTATTTAAAGAATGGTCGCAACGAATTAAAATTTATCTTGCAAAAGTAGACGAAACTGACCCCTATGAACATTCAACTGAAATAACAGAATTGTCTTCTATTCCTATTTCAGCAATTGTAAATGATTTATCTTTTTCAAAGATTCACTGGACATTGATAGGAATTATAACTAATTCTGCTAAAGAAATATATATAGAAAAGAAATATAAAAATTTAATTGAAAATTGTTATAGAATAGAAATTGCTGGTAAATCTTTTGAAGGATTTAGAGTAAATAGTAAAATGGCTATTAAAGAAGAAGGCGATTATATTCGTATTTATGCTTATAATAAAGAAATATAAATATGAAATTCTTTAAATTTATAATTAGATATAATAGTGCTAAATGTTTATTATGCAAAGAAGTATTAGTTTCAAAAAGTAAAAAATTAATTACTTGTAAATGTTTAAATTTATCAATAGCTGGTGGTAAGCAATTTTTACAAAGAATTACAAAAAAAGGAATATTATCTTATAAAGAACTTTGGGCTATAAGAGCATCAAATGAATATAAAGAATATCAAAGAAATCATAAGAGAGATTAATTATGCAGTTTAATACAACATTTACTCCTAAGTTCGATGTAAAGACTATTTATGACGAGGCTATAAATGGTGGCAGTGCTTGGCTCTGCTCTTTAGTTTATGAATTAGGAGATAGAATGTTAGGTTCTATTCAAACATATATAAATGCTAATTCTCATAGAGAAGGAAGAACAGGCAATTTAGCGAATAGTATTAAATTATATAGAGAACCTTCTACAAAACTTGGCGAAGTAACATGGGGTATTGGACTTATATCGGAAATGAGCAAACTTGCTCCTTATTGGTATTTAATTAATTTTGGAGGTTTAACAACAATAGCTAAAGAAGGTAGAGGAGTTGGTGGTTCTTTTGGTGGTGATGCTCCTGATTCAGCAAAACGAGGAACTGATATAGGAACACAAACATTTACACAAGGCAAAGATATGTTTTTTATGTTTCCAAAAAATCCAATTAAACCTATGAATTATATAGAATTTTCAAGAAATTTATTAGTATTTGAAATAAATCAATTATTAAGACAATATGTAGATTAATATGGAGAATACATATGGCAATATATAGAATTTCGAGAAATTTAGAAGCCAGTATTATCGACTTCTTAAAAGACGGATTAGAATCATTTTGGCAAAATATAAATATAGAAAAATCTTTTGCGAAAGTTTATGAATTATCTTTACCTACAATATGTGTTAAAGCAGAGGATACTCTTTATGATAAAATTCAAATAGGAGATAACTCTTTTGAAAGAGAAGTTACAGTAATTATCGATTTATTTTGCAATAGCGACGGTCAGCGTTTGGATTTAAAAGATACATTGATAGAAATTTTAAAAGAGGGATGCCCTTATTATGAATATGAAACAAAAAAACAAGGAAGAACTACAATAATAGAAAATAAAACACAAAATGGAAGAATTAGAATTTTAAAAATAATAGATACTCCAGTTAATTTTGATACCGAAAAAGATAAACTTGATGAACATGATAAATTCAGACATAGATTAACTATAAATATAACAACAGGAAAGGTAGAATAATATGCCCATATCAACATATTTATCAGTAGGATTAAGTATTATAGTATTAATATCGAATATCGTTATTTTTATAACCATTAAGTTTAATGACCTTGTTCATTTATCTAAAGATGTCAAGGAAATAAAAGATACTCTAACAAAATTTATAGAAAGACAACATTCGTTAGAAAAAATAGTTGTAAAAATAGATACACGTTGTAAAACTACACATAAAAATAAGTAAGAAGACGATATAGATAAAAAAATTATGAATAAACAATTCGATATAAAATATTTCTGTAAATGTGGCAAACGAATATCTTCTCGAACTGCTTTGTATAGAAAAGGTCATTGTCGTTCTTGTGCAAATAAAGGGAGAAATAATCCAATGTTTATAGATGGAAGAAAATTTAACAAAAAATATTATAAATGCAGAGATTGTCGTAATAAGATAAGTTATGAAAATCATAGAATCGGTAAACATAGATGTTCTTCTTGTGCTAAGATTAATAATCCAAATAAATATTGGTTAGGAAAAAGTAATAAAGATACAATCATTAGACATCATATAGATTTAAAAGAAAATAGTAATCGAATATTAAAAATCACTCAATCACAGCATTTGAGTATGCATTGGAAAGGATATGAATATTTAGTTTATTTAGGATTACATAAAAATTATATAAAAGAATTTTTAAAAAAATATCCAAAAGCTATGATAGCACAAAATGTGCTTCATCATATAGATTGTGATAGAGAAAATAATAACAAAGATAATTTTTTCTATCTTACAAGTATGGCATTTCATCATAAACTTCATCAAGAAACTTATGAATATTTAGTAAAAAATAGTATGGTAGATAATTATATCAAGTGGTTTTTCTTAATGGAGAAGAAATCCACTACAATGGTAAAAGTCTAAAGGAGGACAAAACCATGATACGTTTTTCTGACTACAAACCACGCATCGTTCCAATTCTGGGCGATGTAGATTCTGCTGAAATCGATAGGGCACAAAGTATAGACCCAACTGCTACTTTAAATAGAGAAAAAGTAGAAGAAATTGGTCGAGATGGTGCAGTAGGCTATTTAAAGAAAAATCCTACAATAGCTTATAAATTAACACAGTTGGAATATGGTTCATTAGAATTTTGGCAGAAGTTAATTAATAATTCTGTTAAAGGAAATGATGGGCAAACACCTATAGACCTTAATGATTTTAAAGTTCCGTATTTTGATATATTAGCTTATTTAACTGATGACGATGGAACATTTAGAGGAACTTATCAATACCCTGCTCTAAGAACTTCTGGATTTTCTATAAGTATAGGAGACCCACAGAATCGTATAGAGAGGTCATTTGATTTAATTGGAGAATCTGCTGTAATTTGGCAAGGATTGAATAAATATGTCATTAATGATAAACATACAGTAGAATCTGGAGACGATAATGAAATAGATTTAGGTGGTTCTGCTACAGCTACACCTGCTGAAGACCCTGATAATGCTGGTATATATATGGTTAGAGTAGTTAGAGTTAGAAGTGGTGTATCGACTATTCTTGTCGAAGGAACAGATTATACTTATTCTAATTCTACTGAGATTCTAACAATAGCAACAGTAATTGCTGGCGATGTTATAAAATATACATATACTTCCGCTGATGCACCAAATGAAATTTTTACACTTAATAATTCAGATGTATCTGCTTTATTAGGAGATTGTGCTTCGATTTATCTTTATATTCCTGCTTCTGGAAAGCCTTCTGTTTCTGATTATGTTTATAGATTACAGAGTATTACCCTTGATGGAAAATTTGATAGAGAAGACCTTAGAGAAATAGGTAATAAGAATATAGTTCAGAGAGGTATTAATACAAAAACTGTAACAGCTACTCTTGGTAGAATTCTTGAACAATTTACAATAGAAGAAGTATTAAGAGGCGAAGTTGCTGGATTTGGTAAGATAGATGTAGAAAAATTTTCTGACCAGATAGCATTGATTGTAAAAATATTTTCTGATAATACAAAAACCACATTCAAATATGGATTTAAAGCTACTGGAATGACAGCTACTAAAGTTGGTGGTGGAATTAATGTTGCTGATTATGCAAAAGCTGATACAACTCTTGAAGGTGAGAATCTTATTATAACAGCAGATGCAAGTGAGTTAGGGATATAAAAATTAGTCCAGAGAGGATTTCTCTATTAATTTAGAGATTCCTCTCTGGTTATTCAAGAAAAAGTGATAAAATTTTGTAAGGAGAATGTATGGAACAGAATAATGAACTTTTTGAACTTTTAGATGGACAAGCAAAAACGCTGGTCGGAGTATTACTTAAAAGGATAGAAGTTTTAGAAGAAGAAAAAGTTCTTACTCCAAGTTTATATAAAAAACTTGTAAAAGAATCAGTTTATGAATCATTCAGAACTATTAAAACTATAATAAAAATAGGAAAATTAGAATTTAGAGCCAAAGACCCACAAAAATAGTCTTTGGATTTTTTTTTATAAAAAGGAGAAAATGTATGGAAAATAAAAATGAGATAGCGAAAGAAGCGTTAAAGGCGTTAATAGAGATTGAAGAAACTACAAAAATGGAAAATCTGATAAAAGACAATAAGATTGAATGGAAAATAGATAATATAAGTTATAGGGTGCGTAAACCAGATTTTACTGAAGAAGAAGAAATATCTACTATTCGTAGAAAAAAATATTTAGAATATATGAAAGACCCAAGTTATCTTTTTAAAAAACAATGGATTGCTCAATATCAGGAAAAAGGTATAGATATTACTGCTATGGAAACTAAAATAAGAGGATTAAATGAAGAAATTAAAGATTCTCTATTAAGATTAGCTAAATCTACTGAACCTAATGATATTTCAACATTAAAACAAGAAATTCTTAAAAAACGAGACGAACAATTTTCTATTAGTATAGAAATTACTGACCTTTTAACTCATAGTATAGAGAATCAACTTCTTATTTTTATAAATTCATTTATAACTTATTTAGTGCTCGAAAAAAAAGATGGAGAAAATTGGATTAAAGTATATAATAATTATAATGACTTTATGAAAAGTGGAGATAAATGTATTTCACAGGCGTTTTATTATATTAATTTTTTAATCTATCAAAATCCACTCGAAACAGAAGAAAAAAAATAATAAGGATTAAATATGTATATAAAGATTCTCGAAAAATTAGCAAGGTCTGATAAATATCAAATTATATATAATAGAGCCAAAGAAATTAATGGTTTGCAACTTTTTGATAATGTTACAAATCAAAGTCATCTACAAATTATGTTTTTACATTTTCTTTCTTTATATTCTATGTTATATCAAGACCTTAATTCAGGAGAAGATTTTATTAGCGAGGAAGTCATAGAAGATAGTATTAGAACCGAAGCATATTTATTACTTAGAAAAGAATTAAAAGATAAGAAAAAATCTTCAAAGACAACTAAACAATCAATAGATACTGCAAATGAATTTGGTTCATTAATTTTTCGTAAAAGAGGTAAATAATTTATGAATGGTAAAGAATATATATTGTCTATCCAAGCCCAATTAAAGGGAGATAAAGTCGTTATTACTGGTTTAAAATCAATGGAAGGAGAAACTCAAAAATTCTCCCAAACTGTTAATTTAACTGGTAAAAAAACACAAGATTATTCGGATATTTTAGCTAAAGCAGGACAAAGAGCTTTAATTGTTGCTCCTATATGGTTAGCAATCCGTTCTGCAATGATGTTAGGACTTAGTGTAATTAGTGCGATGATTAAAGCTAATTTTGATTTAGAAGAAGGTATGGCTCGTATTCAGACAGTTATACAAGGAACTACAAGCGAAATTAATGCTCAAATGATAGGAATTAAACGAACTATTCTCGATACTTCTCTTACTACAAAAATAAGTATAAAAGATTTAGCAGAGGCTTTTTATTTTTTAAAGACATCTGCATTAACTGCCGAAGAAACAATGGCAGGATTTCAACCAGTAGTTAATATAATGACAGGAACAAGCGTTGGAGCAAAAGAAGCGTCCAGAGCTTTAGCAGGTATGTATAATACGATGGGCAAGTCTATTGGAGAAAATTTATCCGTATCAGAAAAAATGATAAAAATTGCAGATATTTTAACATATACTTATGCTAAACAAGATGCAGAAATGGGAGAATTAATAGCAGGTTATTCTAAATTAGCTCCTTATTTAGCAGGATTAGATGATAGTTTTATAGATATAATTTCTACTTTAGGATTTTTAAATACTCATTTATTAAAGGCAGGTAGGACAGGAACTTTAACAGGTCAAGCTATTATGAATATGACTAAATCTGCTAAAGACTTAGCTTCTATTTTTGGTATTACTTTTGACCCAAATCAACCAATGAATTTTTTAAAGACTATAGGTCAAATCCAAAAAACAATGACAGATACTACAAAATTAACAACAGCACAATCTGAAGCTATTCGTTTAATTTCGGCTTCTAAGGGCGGAGTTCCACTTCGTCTTATTTTAGGAAATTATGACGAATTTAAAGCAACGTTAAAAGATGCATCTGAAAATTTCGAAGGATTTGCTAAAAAGATAGCAGATATAAAAATGAATACCGTTACTGCTCAAATGGCAGAAATGCAAAATATTTTAGCGGTATTAACTAATGATTTTATTTCAGGAGTTTATGGAGTAAGCGATTTTGCAGAAGCATTAAAGTTAATGAATACAACAATGATTGAATTACGTCCTAATATTCAAGGATTAGGTATGCAGATTGGATGGTTAGGAGATACATTAGGTAAATTAATGTTATATTGGGATATTTTATCTAAAATTAATTTACCTGCATTAGCAAATAATCCTTTTATAATGTTAAATACTACAATCGAAAATACAGTTAAGTCTCTTAAAGAGTTAAAATATGTAGAATCATTAAAATCTCCTGTAGAATATGCAGAAGAACAATTAGCTAAACAAGCAAAAGGACAACAAATAACAGCAGAGCGAAAAAAAACTCTTGAAGAGTTATCAATAAAGGAAAAACAAGCAAGTGATTTTAAAATAAGTGGCTTAAAGATAGAAAGAGAAGAAATGACTCATAATATTGCCATTTTAAAAATTATGGGAGCAAATGAATTAGATATAGCAAAATATAAACTTCAATCTTTAGAAACAATAAAATCTCGTCTAACAGAACAAGATTATATTTTAGAAAAACAAAAAAATGAAAACGAACTTATTAGAACTCAATTAGAATATAGAAAAGAAATAGTTAATGTATACCAAAAAGCTTCTTTAGATTTATTAAAAACAACAGGTGCATCGGAAAGCCAAATTTTGACAGTTAGAATGAAAATTTTAGAAACAAATCGTCAAGCTATAGGAGATGCTCAATTTTTATCTGAAATGGAAGATTTAAGATTGCAAAGAGTAATTTCTATAGAAAACGAAAAAAGAAAAGAATTAGAAATTCAATCTAATCTTGTTAGGCGTTATTATGAGGCAGATAATGTAGAAAGAGGTCGTTTAAAACGAATGATGGAACTTCGTCAATTACCTGTAGAACAATTAGCTCGTCAATGGGAAGAAAATATGTTCGATAGAGGAATTATAGAACAATATTTTTCTGATTTTTCTCAAAAAGGACAACAGGCAGTTAATGCAGTTATGGCAAAAATGTTTGAGTTTGAATTACCTACAATGTCCAATATAAATATAGAAGGAATACCAGATTTATTTAAAAGTGTATTTTCTCCAGATTTATTTAAAAGTGTATTTTCTCCAGATACAGTTTCAATAGAAACTCCAAAGGCATCAATATTTTGGGATACTTGGAATACAAGACAAGCAGATGCTTTAGATATATTTGGCAAAGAATGGTCAAGAATGTCTAAGGGATTTGTAGGTGTAGAAGGATATGCTACTGCAATGACTAAACAAGCCATACAACAAAATGTAGATTTAGGAACACAAATAGATAAGATAGAAATTAATCTACCTGCTAATGCTTTGGATGATGTTGCTACATCTGCAAGTAATAAGTTAAAACAGGAATTAGAAACTAATAGCGAATTACAGAAAAAATTAGGTAAAGTGTTAAGACCTTATTTATAAAATTTATGGAGGTTAAATAATATGTCTTCATATGTAGCAAGAGTAATATTCCAAAAAGGTCAGTCGAACGAATATATTCTTCCTTTAGTATATTCTATTTCTGACCCTGAAACAGGCGGTAAAGATACAATTATTTCAGGTAATAGAGGAGATGGTAGTATAATTATTCCAGCAGGAAAAAAGAGTAATGAAATATCTATAAAAGGAGTAATCACAGGAGATGATTATGTAGCAATTATTAATGCTATGAATACAATGAGAACAAAAGTAAATAGAAACTTATCTACTCTTACATTGGAACATTTAGTTTCAGGAAGTTGGATTCAAGATTGGGCAGTATCCGTTCGAAGAATTGAAGAAATTATATTCGAAGAGAGTTTAAGAACAGATAGTCAGAAATATTCAATAAATTTTCTTGTAGTTAGTTATTAATATTTAAAGTAAAGGAGATATAAATATGACAAATTTGACAATACGAGCAAACTTGGTTAATGCTGACCAAAATTATACTACAAATCCTGCTAATTATATTACATTGGATTTGGTAAATGATTATTTAATATGGTCAGAGGATTTAGAAGATAATCTTGACCATGAACCTACACCGACTGAATTAAACGAACATGGAGTAATAATAGATGATGATGCAGATAAAAAAGTTCCAGAATGTTTAGTATTCGATTATAGTGGAGATTTTGGTGGTGCTTATTATACTCATTTAGTTAATGGCATGGGTATAGGAAAAAAATTTGTTTTTAATTTTTATTTTGATGGGCCTACAGCTAAAGAACCACAATTAGAAGTATGGGACGACGATACTCATGCTACTACAGATAAAAAAGTTTTAGGAGAAGGAATTCCAGCAGATTCTATGGTAAAAGCAGTGGCTACTACATTTACAACTCCACCTTCAGATTGGGCAGGAACAGCAATTGCAGGAAGTGGTGTTGGAAGATTTATATTATTAAATGAAGAAACTGGAGCATTATCAGGGGCAGGACATCTTTATGCTAATATTAAAATTGTAATACCTGTAAATTATTCTACTCCGAGTGTGGAGTCTTTTTGTCTAACAGTTCGATACACATGGATTTAACTTAGGAAAAATATGAAAAAATTAAATATTTTATTTGACTTTCTTTACGAGGAATATATAAATAAAAAGAAATCAATGAAAGAAATTGCTATAGAATTAAATACAACTACTATGACTATTTATAATCGATTGAAAGAATATAATATTCCTCGAAGAGATACTGCTTGCTGGAGAGGTAAAAAAAGACCAGAACACAGTAAAATAATGAAAGGTAGAAAAAATTCAGCAGTAAGTGTTGCAAATAAAAACAGAACAGGAGAAAATGCTCTGAATTTTATAGATGGAAGAACTTTAATCAATCATTATTGTTCTATTTGTGATAAACGGATTGAATATAAGACATGGAAAGATGGAATTGGTCATTGTAAATCATGTGCCAATAGAATAAATATGACAGATAAACTTCGCACAAAAGAAACAAAACAAAAAATGAGTATATTAATGTCAGGTAAGAATAATCCTAATTTCGGAAAACCAATGAAACCAAAATTTGTGCAATATAATAATATTTGGTTTAGAAGTTATTGGGAAGTAAAATATGCTAAATATTTAGACAGAGAAAAAATAAAATGGTTATATGAATCTAAAACTTTTGATTTAGTAGATACTACTTATACACCTGACTTTTACTTACCTAAAACTAAAGAATATATAGAAATAAAAGGTTATTTAACTACAATTGCTAAGAACAAAATAAATTTATTTAGAAAAATATATTCCGAGGTAAATTTTAAAGTTCTTTTCGAGAAAGATTTACAAAAGATAGGAGTAATCTCATGAATATTAAACCTCTTTTTGTAGCAGTTCTTGAGGACGAAAGTATCTACACAGGAGGAGATTATTATAAAACAAAATGGACAGAAATTCCAGATAAAAAGATTAAAAGATTATTCTATACTCTTCCTGATGGAAACCATTTATGTTTAGATATGTATGATAAATACTATCATTTTATTGAAGGCACTAATGATTTGAATGGTAAAAATAATGGAAAAGTTAATTTAGAATATGCTTATGTTATGGGGTCTAAAAATGATAAAGTTGTTTGTTATAAAATTAATTTAAAAAATAGTAATATAGAGAGAATAGAATATAATATAAATGACACCTTTATAAAATCTCTTAATTCTTTGGGGTGGCGATGAAATCCAAATACTCTAATATTTTAACTAAAAAATATTTATATCGAGAATATATTATCAAAAATAGGAGGAACTAAAAAATGGAATCAAAATTAAAGTTAAAAGGACATGGATATTTCGAAAGAAGAAAAAAAGATGGAACAAAGATTGATAGTTGGGAATGTGATAATCTGATAGTTACAATGGGTTTAGTAGAAGTTGCTAAACTTTTAAATGGAGTTAGTCTTAATTATTTTAATACTATTGCTGTAGGAGAAGGTGTAACGGTTCCAGCAATAGGACAAGAAGCATTAGTTAGTGAATCAAAAAGAGCATTAGCTACTCTTACTTATGAAGCAACAGGAAAAGCAATATTTGAAAAAACATTTGATTTCGGCACTGCTGAATCTTATGCAATTACTGAAGCTGGTGTATTTAATGATACTTCTGCTGGTGGAGATATGTTAGACAGATTTACATTTACAGCTAAAAATGTTGACATCGATACCGACCTCTATGTAAAAATTACGATTCAAATAACATAATTAACGAAATAGGAATAAAAATTGAAAAATTATTGTATAGATTGTAATATACTTTTACAAAATAGAGGTAAATTAAATCCTCCTAAAAGGTGTTGGAAATGTAGAGTTAAATATTTAGATGCAATGGCAACTGGAGGAGAAACAGGAAAAATTCATTATTGTAAAGAATGTGATAATGAAATAAGTTATAGAAGTTGGAAATATGGAAAGGGTAATTGTCGTTCTTGTGCTGGTAAATTTAGATGTGGAAAAAATCATCATTCTTATGGCAAATTATCAAAACTGCCTAAATGTGTAGATTGTGGAAAACAATTAATTGATTATAGAAGCAAAAGATGTTTGATTTGTTCTTCTATAGAAACTCTTGGAAAACGATTAAAAGGCAATCGTCAAAGTCCAAATAAATCAGAAAAATTATTAAATAAAATACTGCAAAAAGTATTTCCAAATGAATATAAATTTGTCGGTAATGGAAAAATGATAATTGGAGAATTTTGTCCAGATTTTATAAATATTAATGGACAAAAAAAGATTATAGAACTTTATGGAGATTATTGGCATCGTCCTTCAAAATTCGGAGAAAGAAACAAACGCAGATTAAATACCTATAAAAAATATGGCTATAAAACTTTAATTATTTGGGAACATGAATTAAAAGATATAGATAAATTGATACATAAGATTACTATAACTGTTAGTTAATTGTAGAAAATATATAATTTTTAGTAAGGAGTAATATAATAATGAGTGTTTTATTAGGAACTACTACAAATAACAATACTTATTTAGCATCTAATGCTCAGCGAATTCTCCGCACGACTGACGGAAAATTAGTAGCAATAGTTAATTTAGGCACAATATCTCCTACTAATTTATGTTATCAGGTCTCAATAGATGATGGAGTAACGTGGGGAAGTGCTATTCAAATTGTTAATACTGGTGCTCGTTTTTATAATACTTGTATAGATTCCGATAATAATATATATATATTATATTATAATAATATTAACAGTCGTGGGTCTGTAATAAAATTAACTTATTCTGTAGGAACTTGGTCTATTGGAGTTGAATGTATAGTATGGAATAGTTTAAATAGTATTTTCGATTGTTCAGTCATTAGAAAAACTATTTCTGGAAGATTATTCGCTTGTTCTGTAAATGGCACTAATAATCTTAATGTTTCTTATTCTGATAATGATGGCGTAAATTGGACTACAATAAATCCGAGTCAACTTTCTTCCCATATCGATGCTTGTGTAATTGGAGAGACTTTGCATGTATTTACATGCAGTTATTTATATTATACCGAAGTAAAAGAATTAATATATACAACTTCTTGGAGTAATGTAATTGTAGAAACCAATGTTTTAGCAAATCAAGCTCGCTATCCAGTAGTTGCAGTAGATATTAATAATTATATTCATTTAGCGTGGAGATATAATAGTTCTTCTATTGTATATAAAAGATATATTTCGTCTTGGGATGTCGTAAAAACTACAATAATAACTGCTAATATTAAGCCTTCTACTCGTTTGGATATTGGAATTTTAGCGAATAATATAGTAATAGTTATTTATGCCAATGAAACTAATACTGCATATTATATTAAACGAGTTGGAGAAACATGGGATGCTTTAGGAACTATTCTCGATACTGGAATATCTCTTAATAGGATAAGTTGTCTTAATATATCGACAGATGGAATACTTAGAACTTTACATCAAGATGAAATAGGTTCGCCTTATGATACGAGATATAGTTTTGTAGATTTAGGAACTGATGTCATTAAAAGCGATACTTTATCTTTATCAGATAATATCCTTGTTAATTTATCATTAGAAAAAGCAATATTAGATGATGAAATTTCATTAACTGACGACTTTAATTTAAAAGAATTTATAGATATAGATTCTTTATCTCTTTCAGACAATATAGAATTAGATGTATCTTTAGAAAAACAAGAACTTTCAGATACTTTATCTTTATCTGATACTATACAATTTGAATTACAAGAAACAAGAGATTTAATTAATGATTTTAGGATGTGTAAACAACAATTTGGAAATATAGAAAATAAATTTGTATTTTGTAGACAAGTTTTAAATAATCTCAGTAATCTTATTTCAATTGTAAGTTCTGTTATTATTAAAAATTTAACTAATAAAATCAATACTAAACGTCAAGAAATCTATAATTTAAAAAATGATATAAGAACAAGAAAATCTTTTCAAATTCCTTCTCCTCATATTACCAGTTTATCTTCTACAATAGGTCAAATAGGAGATAGTAGAATTATTACAGGAACTAATTTTGGAGCAATTCAAGGTTTGGTAAAATTTGATACAACTATTGCTGTGATAACAAATTGGACTAATATCTCTATTACTTGTTTAGTTCCCAGTCTTGCTAATGGAAGATACAATGTAACAGTTACTAATAATATAGGCATAAGTAATTATATAAGTTTTGGTATTTATACTACGACTCCTCCAATTATTCCTCCACAAACTCCTCCTCCTACTGTAGAAAATGCTGGAGTGCAATCTTTAGGAAAATCTTATATAAAAGTTTATATAGATTCTATAGAACAAGCAGATGCTAATATAGACAGTATTACTATTTCTAAAGGATTAAATAGTGCTCATACTGCTGTATTTGAATTAGCAAGACCTTATGATTCTACTAAACCAGATATGGAATCCGAAGTAGAAATTAAATATCATATATGGACATTATATAAAGGATATATAACTCAAATAAATCCTACTGATAATCCAGAACATATTAAGATTAATTGTCAGGATAAATATTGGAAAGATAATCAAGAGAATGTTTATTTTCATGTAGGACATAAACCAAAAGACGAAACAGAATTATACTATAATACTATTAAAGAAGGTCTTGCAGTATGCGGAATTAATTTTAATATTGGCAATTTTATTCCACAGACTATAGATATTTTTGGGTCTGGAAAATCAGATGCAATTACAAATTTAACAGAACAATCAGGAAATTTTTCTTGGTATTATGATATAACAGAAACACCAAAACTTAAAATCGATGGAAATGGAGATATTATCAATTTAGAAGTTCAAGAATTTGGAGAAAATTTAAAATTATATCAAATATTAAATCATACTATAAGAAATGATGTCGAAAATATTGTTAATAAATATAGAGTTCAAATGGGAGAAAAAGTAATTCGTAGATTTAATTCACAAGGAGGAACTAAACAATTTTCAGGTTATAATCATAGATATTTTTGGTGTTATGCTGTTCCAGCATGGGATTCTCGTTATGAAGTTTTATCAAAAAATTCATCAACAGGATATGGATTTGACCATCATAAAACAGAAGATAACGAATTATATAAAGATGTATTTAAAAAATATAGTATACCTGAATTAGATAGAAGTTTAGAATCATATAGCGATTGGCAACCTCCAAAAATATCTGTGGCACAAAGTAGATATGGATGGGAAAAAGAAGAATTCAACGATGGATTTACTATAGATTACGAACATCGACTTCTTATATTTAACGAACCTCAATATTTTTTTATAGAAGATGGAACAGGTGTCAAAATTGGTCTGAGAAGGTCTAACATCGAATTAGAATTATTCAAAAAGCAATATTATTCTTATACAAATACTCCTACTGAAAACCCTGAAACAGATATATCTAATCCATTGATGTTTTTTACTGATAAAATAGGAGATTATTCTAAAACTATTATAAAAGATTTAAATTTAACTAATTTATCTATACAAGTAGGTGCTATTAGACAAATACCTAATCCAGATATACCTATTAAATTAAAATTCAAATTTGAGGCAAATAAATGGTATAAATGGACAGTCCAAAATCCTCAATGGGTATATATTACAAATGCAGAACATTCTGCTCTTTTAACTGTTAAAGAAATAATTCCTTCATGGAACGATACTAATTTTGCAAAAGATTATACTGATTGGCAATTAAGTAAAGATTGCGATGAAAAAATAAATGGAAATATAGAAATTACTTTAGATGCTCTGTGTTATTATGGAATAGACCTTTCTAAAAGAATTATGATAAATAATATTTTGAATAATCCTTTAAATATAGAAAGTATTAATATTAATATTTCATCGTTTACAGTATCTATTCAATTGCAAAATAAAAGATATTATTCTCGGTCTGTTAGTATTCCTTCGAGAGGAGAATAAGTATGGAACAAACTTTAAATGGAAGAATAGAAGAATTAGAACAAGAAATAAAACTTTTAACATCTAAATTAGAAGATATTTCAAATAACGTAGAAGAAAAAGCAATTACTCCATATTCAAAATCAGGAGGTATTAAAGACCATAGTCAACAAAGGGCAATTGATATTTCTACAGGACTATCACAAGCTTTAGCTGGTTCGATTATATGGAATGATGTAGAATTAACCTTTCCTCCTTATGGAACAAAACCATCTGACTCTACTAAAGGTTATAATCGTCATTCTCATTCTCGTTTTTCTGGAGGAGCATTGGATATAAATACTTTAGAAATTATAGAATATGATATAGATTGGGAAGAAAATATAACTTTTAATAAAGATTGTCAATCTCTTTGGAAAACTTATCCGAAAATTAAAAAAATGCAAAATTCTAAGCAAGAGAATGTAGAAAAAATAGGATTATTAGACTTAATATTTAATGCAGATACACAAAAATGGGGAACTACTGCATACGAAATAGATATTAAAAAATGTTATTTTGTAGAAAGAGATGAAGATGGTAATATAGCACTTGATAGTAAAGGACAGGAAAAAAGAAGTCTTTTACAAAATGAAAGTAATTCTAAAACAAATATCATATGGGATAAAAGTTCACAAGTTTGGAGATTTTTTGCAGTTTATAGCGAATAAAAGGAAAATATGAAATTAATTACATTTAATAACAAATTATATGGATTTTCTTCAACAGGAAGAATGTATATGTTCGATGATGTAGATAACTTAATTTTTGTTGGTGCTACAAATGGAACAGAAATTACAGATAATGCAATTTATGATTCTGACCTTTATGTTAGTGATAATGCAGGTTTGATTTATAAATTTTTAAATGATTCTTTAATTTCTATTTGTAATATAACAGATAAAGTTGTGGCTTTAACAGTAAATATAAATTTATTTTCTATTGATTACAATGGCAAATTATATGAATATGATAAAATTTCAAATGTTTATAAATCTTTTATTCCAGAACGACCCACTGACATGATTACTTTTGATAATAAAATTTATGTCAGTTCTTTAAGTGGTAAAATATACGAATGGAATGAAATTATTTTTACTGAAGTTTTAAATTTAGGAGAACAAATTAATTGTATGTTAGTAAATAATAATATTTTATATGCAGGAACAGAAGGAGGAAATTTACATGCCTTTAATACCTCTCCCTAATTTTCCAATGCCTGTCCCTATTCCTTTACCAATTGTAGATTTAACTAAAGCAATATCTACTACTGCAATAAATATTTCAACTGAGAAGATAATATATACTAAAGAAGAAGAAGAACCCATAATAACCACTATTGCGGTTAATATTACCCAAACTGAAGAAAAAATAAAAAGTTGTATTCGATATATCGATAGAACTTATGTAGGAGTCAACGAGGAAATTATCAGTATGATTGCAGAAGAAACTCAAACTCTGATACCTGTGGTAGCTAATCCTCCGCCACAAGAAGAAATTCTTTATATCGACCGTTGCCCTAAATGCTTCAGTAAATTAGGAACATGGCAAGATGATTCTATTTTAACAAAAAGTGGTATAAATAAAAAATTGAATATATATACTAATCAATTTGAGAATACTTTACAAACTTATTATAAAGGATTTTTAAGGATTAAAGCTATTCATATAAAAGAATTACAGGATATTCGCATACAACAAGAAATAGATAGCGGTATTATAGAAGTCGATAGAACAGAATTTTCAAAAGTGCAATCTGACGAATATGGTTATTGGATTATAAATAAAAAACATATAGCAGAATTACGAGAATCTACAGAAAAAATATTAGAAATCACAGGACAAACAAAAGAAGATTATTTTAATTATGACGAAGAAGGCATAGAAAGAAAAATTCTACATCAAATGGATTGGATAGATTTAGGTTTAACTGCTGAAAATGGAAAATATCAAATTAAAGATATGCATATAGAAGATTTAAGAAAATTTTTAATGATGATAACTTCATGGTGTCAATCTATATTTTGGATAGACCAATCACAAAAAGATATTTTGATTGATAAACAAGGTATTATTGATTTTAATACTCCAATTATTCAAGGTCAAATTGGACAATCAACAGAACATTTTTGGATAACCAGCATAATAGGGTCAATAATTCCTTCTAAATGGACTTCTTATAGTAATGTAAAACGTTTACATGGAATTTTATTAGGAACTACTCATATAGAAACTGATGATATAGGAACTTATTATGAAGAAATGCAAATATATACAAAAGGGTATCCGACAACATTAATTACCCCTTTATTGAAAATTAATACCAAATCGCAACTCCGTTTATTTGCAGTAACTTCTGAAAATGCTTTTCATGTAGATAGTAATCTTTTTCTTGGCGATACTTTTCATTGTATAGATACTATTTATAGTTCTCTTGACGACCCTTCTATAGAAGTAAGAATTAGATATGATACCCCATTAGGTTATATTGATGGAGGAGGTTTTATAAGATTTTCAGTTATTAGCGCTTGGTCACAACCTTTCGATTATAACTCAATGTCAAAAATTAATTTATTAAGAAATTGTTACGATGATTTAATGATAGCATTTCCAGATGCAATTAAATATTATAATGGAGAACTTGGTTCTAAAGGATTTGTTTTGTCTGGTATAAATTTACGTTCTTATTGTTCGCTAACAGTATTCGAACATATTTTTTCGTATATGGAGAGCGATTTAGAATCAGTTATAGTCAATTTTACAAATGATTAATATTATTTAAAAATAGATTAAAAGTAATATAATAATAGATACTACGAAATAAGGGGTAAATTCGCTCCAAAGTAGCCTTTTTCCTTGAAATTCAAATCCTCCTAAGTCTTTCCAAGATAATGTCGCAAAAACTACTATAATAACGAGACAACCTATCAAATATACCACTAAATCGCCCTTTAATAATGCTATGGGGGCTAAAACAAGGGAAATAAGACATCCTATCGTTCCCCTTGTAAATATGTTCGCTAATGGCATATTATGACCAAATAAGGCATAAAAAGACCTACCTAACCAACTGCCTTTATCATCTTTTGAAGGGATTCCATATCCTATACTAAAAATAGGAATTAGCAATAATATACTAAATATATACCAATGGTGTAAATGATTCCATGCAGTTCCAGCAAGAAATAGAGGTAAAGAAATTCTACGAAAGATTTTAGATGAATTATCTGTTCCTCCCAACGCACCTAAAATGCCTCCAATTATCCCTCCGAAAATAAGATTACTTAATTTTGTTTTTAAGTTGTTCCTTAACATAATTCCTCAATTCATTTTGGTCAAAAGTTTTATTATCTAATTTCATAAAGAATTGTTCATATGAAATTTTTTCAAAGATATTTATTTTTGATAATGGAGAAACATTATAAATTTTACATTGTTTTTCGGAAGAATAAACTCCAAAATCCTTGTCTGCACGATTTTTTGCATCATACCAACTTGTTTTTCCAATACCACGATGATTGATTTGACTTTGATAAAAATGAGTAATTTTTCTTTTTTTGTCATCGACTTTATTATCTATATTACCATAGTCAAAACCTAATAAATAAATTTCTCCAAAATCTAATAAATAAATACCTAAAGAAAGAGAGTATAACCCTACAAGCATTGCACTATAAACTCCATCTTTTAAATCTCTATTATATATATGATTTGTAGAAATAACAAAAGAATTTTCTGGTCTATTTTTCATATCTATATGTCGTCCTTGTCCTATTATCAAGGGCAATTTTTTTATATCTTCGAAATTTTGAGTGTAGAAGGTGCTATCTACATATGTTTGTAAGGTTGCTTCGTAGAATTTGTAGCTGTAATTAGTTCCGATAACAAAATGCCCTTTTAGTTTATCCCAAAGCCCAAAAGATAAACCTTCTGAAATACTTGAACCACCTCCTAAAATTATTAATTGATTGGATTTATTTTCCATAGTATTTTTAGTTACCTAACAACATGTATAGTTTTATATATAGTATGGTAATTTTAACTTCTATCTATTCTTATCCATCCTTTAATATGATATTTTTCTTGTAATTTCTTTTTAAATTCATTATAGATTCTTTGTCTTTTTTCAGAATATTCGTTTGGTTTTTGGTTAATATATTTACAATGAATCGAATCATTAAAAAAGACCTTATAACCAGCTAATTTAAAACGATACATTATATCTTCATGTTCACATAATTTCAAATCATTATCATGAGGAACATCTAATAGCATTTTAGTTTTTGCTAAATAAAAATTTTGGGTTACATTGCAAGGTTGAAATTTAAGTTCTTTAAATTCTATTATAGGTTGTTTAGGTCTTTTTAATAAAAAATGTTGATTAGGAACAAGTTCTAAATCCCAACTCCAATAGGGGTCTTTTTTTTCATCTTCAATAAATCCTACTAAACCATTTTTATCATCGGATTCTAAAAATTCTATTATTGGTTCTAAATTATAATCTTTAAATTCATAACTATCTGCGGTAAGAAAAATATAATTACATCCTACTTTATTTGCTTCTTGCACTAAGAAATTACGAGCATAACTAAGTCCACAATCATAAGACAATCTATAATACTTAATTTTGTCATTATATGCTAATAAACCATCTATTTTCGCTTTTTTGGTAGATTGTCCTGTAATATCGTTAATTATTGAATTCTCTGCCTTAAACCCCTGTAAATTAAGGGCATTTTGAAGGTATTTAAGATGATTTTCGTCTAAAATCCCCTGATTACCTATAAAGAGGATATATTCATCTTTCCAATTGGCTAAAATAGAACCAATAATTCGTTCTAATAAAGAATTGCGTAAGAAAGTTGTAACTATAATTCCTATTTTAGTTCCCATTTTTATTACCTAATTCTTTCCAATCTTGTCCATATAATCGTTTTAAATATGGATGGACAGGAAAAGGCACTAAATATTTACCATTTTCGACAGTTACGATTTTAAAATTTTGAGGTAATTTATAATCTACAATTATAGAATAATTATTTTTAGTAAAGGTATTATTTGATTCAATATAATTAAATCCTTTATTAATTAGACATTGTAATTCGTATTGATTCAATTTAGGAATAGATATATACAAAGGAGAAGTAATAATAGAATGTTTTACTACAGCTTCCCAACAAGTTTGCTCTCTTAAAAAACAATTTTTATCAAAATTATTCATAATAGAAATAAATTCATTAAATATATCATAAATTTCAGCATTAATCATATTAAGAGAAGGACTAATAGTAATATCAGTAGAAAGAGTTTGTAAAGTTTGATTATCTTTTTCAATTTTTTCTTTGAGAGAATCTTTTGGTATTAATGGAATAGATTCGTTCTTTAATATTCTATTATTTGTTATAGGAATATGATAATTAATATGTTCAAGTAAAAATTTATATTTATTAACATCGAATTTTACCCATTCTGTTATATTCCAATATTTTTGAATGTAGTCTATATCTTCTTTTCTACTTCTAAATTTAGTATAGGCAGGTTCATTTCTATCATGCCAATGTATGATTTCAGAATCAGGAGTATAAGCAACTTGCCATTTAGTATTATATTTTAAAAGTAAATAAACATGAGAATGTTCTATAACTTTAACTTTTTCATCGAAAATATTAGGAACTTCTTTTTTCCAAACTGTAAATTCTGATACTATATCAGCAGGAACATACGAAAGTCCTTCAGGAGTTTTTTGCCATTGAATAATTCCTTTTTCTAAACAATGGCTTACAGGTAAATAAAAAAGCCCATCTCCCCATCTTAGAAAATAATAACTATAACTTCCTGCTATAGGAGACCCTTCTATTCTTCCTCCTACTACACCAAGTTTGGGGTTAGATTTTAAAATATTTACCATATTCATTAAATTAGTTTTAGGAGTAATAGTAAAATCATCTTGCATCCAAGCTATAAAAGGTTCTTTTACTAAATTTTTAAGTATTTTTCTTGCATTGCTTATTCCGCAATCGTATTCAATACTTTTGATGACATGTCCTTGAGTTTTTAATCCTTCATATAAAGCTTTTTTAAATTTAGTGGATATATTTTGGTCTACTATATACATTTTAATATCTGGCAAATATTCGCATATAGATTCGATAAGTTTATATAACGAAGCATTGCGAAGAAATGTAGTTATTCCAATAGCCACTTCTTTATTAAATTTAATTTTCATGGTAATTTTTCCAATCTATTTTCTTTATAATTAAATATATTATTTTCTCCTAAACTATATCCTATTCTTAAACCATACTTTTCATAAATTAAGTCATAATATTGCCTTGTTCTATGTTCTTTATATACAGAGTTTGTCTGTTTATCGTGAATAACTGTAAGATTTGGAATAAAAGCAACTTTTACATTAGAATTTATTTTTAGATTTAAGAAAAAGTCTAAATGTTCACTATTATGTAAGTTAATATTTCCTATCCCTCCGCAAAAATGATGATTTTCGGTTTCTATATCATATAAAGGTATTTGGATTGCATTATAGGACTCTATTTTAGTAATAATATTTACAGATTTATGAGAAGGAAAATTAGAAGATGAAAAGTTAAAAACCCACCATTTACCTAATTCATTTTGGTCTATATTAAACCAATAATGAGTTATAAAATCTGATAATAAAAAAGAAATTCCTTGTAAAACATTAAGATATTTAGAAGAAAAAGTTCTATAATTATGTCTATATTTTCTTCCTTTTTTATATCCATCTCCATTTAAAAATCCATTAATAAAATTATATCGAGATTTTTTATCTGTTTTAAATAAAAAATTTGGTATTGTTTTAGTTTTAAAATTTGGAGTATAAAATTTACGAAAATATTCTGCATATATTTTAGTATTATGTATTTGTAATTGATAACATTTATCTTTTCGTTGTTTTTTATCTACTAAATGATATTCGATTCCAAACATATTTAATGCCTTCATACATCTTTTAAGATGTTTTAAATTTTGATTAGAGATACTTATATAATTTTTTCTATAGCACCCTTCTGCTAAAAAGAATCCTAAAAACCAAGCCCAATATTTATTTAATTTTATTTCGTTATTTAATTTTGGAAAATTTAGTTGTTCTATAGTTTGATTCAATTTTAAAGTTTTAGGTTCTACTTCTTTATTATTAATTATTAAACTGTGATTTTCAGAACATTCGATAAATCCTTTTACTGTTTTAATTTTATACATTTTTTTATTAACAGTATGTTTAGACACATATTTTATTTTTTGCCATCCTATATCGCTCCAAATAGATATATTTCCTTTGACTTTCCATTCTTTATTTTTTAATGTTTGATAACTTTGTGGCATTAAATTTTCTATAGGTATAATTTTAATATTATTAAACCCATCTTTAATAATAACAGGAGTTTCTTCGGTTACACTATGCACTTTATGTCGATTATCCCAAGTATATTTTTTTAATATTTTTGTTTTAGCTATAAAAAAGTTATGCACAATATCAGCATAACCAAATTCTAATCTATTATATTTATAAAGATGAACTAATTTAGCCTTATGTAAGGCTTCCCAATAAACTCCAAATAACATATCTCCGCTAAATTCAAATAATTTTTCATAAGGAAATATTTCATTATTTTGTAGAAATCTTCCAGCAACAATGCCTATATTTTTATCTGCACCAAATACTTCTGCCATTTTATAGATATTAGCAGTGGGAGATATAATAAAATCATCATCTAAAAGCCATGTCATAGGAGTTTTTACTTCTGCTACTAAAGAATTTCTGGAACAAGAAAGTCCACAATCATATGGTAATTCAAGAATTTTAGTATATTCATCAGGTATAATAGGATTTTGAGATTTCCCTTGATAGCCTATAATTAAAGGCATTTTAGGATAATATTTTCTAAAAGAAGTAACTAATTTTGCTAAACATTCGTCTCTTAAAAAAGAAGGAACAATAGCAGTAATTGGTTGATAATCTGGTTCAAAGGCAGGTATTTGACTATAATGCCAATCAGGATTAATAGTTGTCCAGTTTTCAGTATAACAATTTACTAAGTATTCTTCTGTTTTATTAGGAACTTTAAAAGTCGTATTTAAGAATTCTATTGTATTTAAAGGTTCTAAAATTTTTTTAGATATTGTTAATCTATTTTCGACATTCCAAATTTTATCAAATTGGTTCGGAGTATAAAAATACCAATGAGCACTATTATCTATTATATCGTGAAAGAAAAAATCTAAATGAGGATGAACTTCTTCTCCATAATGAATTGCAAATTCTTTTCTCCAACAATATTTAAACTTAAATTCCGAATTTTCTATTAATTCTTTAACTTTCCATTGGTCTTTAGAATAAAGTCCTATATCAATATCTTTGTCATCATGTTTTATAAAACTTTTATCTCTAACAGCTCCTAATAAAGTTCCTCCCATTAGCCAAAAAGAGATATTATTTTTATCTAATAATTCTTTTACTTTTAATAATAATTCTGTTTGTGTCATTTTAAATCGTTCCTTTTTAAAAGTTTTAAATAGTTTTCATTTTTTGGTATTGAATTCATCCAATCTTTATATAAAATATTAAGCAATACTTCACTTTGATTAGGAATTTCAAAATATGCATTTCTAAGTAAACAAGATTTAAAAGGATAAATTATATCTTTTGAACAAAGTTCTCCAAAAGGAACAAGATTATACATATTATTAGAAATCCAAGAGGTAAAAATATCTACAACTAAACTTCCATTTGGAACTCTTACATGTAATTGACCTCTATTATTAAAATCTTTTACTAACATATTATATTGTTTTAATATTTCTGCAATTTTAAATAAAAGTTCTCTTTTAATTTGTTCTTTCGATTCATAAGCACTTATATAAACTAAATCAATATCTTTATCGTGTGTAATAAAATCATGTTCTCTAATAGCACCTAAGAGAGTTCCATAACCGATATAAAGTTTTAAGTTAAATACATCTTTAAAAAATTCTATTAAATCTAAAATATCTTTAATATGCTGATTTTTTAGGTCTTCGTTTCTATCACTAAAATATTCTCTATTATAAATAGGTTCTATCATCTTTTCTTTTGCCATTTTTTATGATATTTATTTTGGGATTTTTTATTATATTTATCTAATTCTTTTCTTGTTTTCATATTCTTTTTACTTGTGCCTTGATAATTTTGACGGCATTATTAATAATTGTCTCTTTAATAGTAGAAGTTGACAATCGTTTAGTATAAGGCACATATATTATTTTTATATTAAGTTCTTTAAGACATTTTTCTAATTCAGGAAAAGATTTTTCTTTCCAATCGTCTCCAAGAACAATAATATCTATTTTGTATTTATGTAATTGTTTAATATCAAAGAAAGTATCTTGTTTAATTACTTTATCTACACATTTCAATTGTTTAACAATGGAGGCTCTATCTTTATAACAAATTATAGGGTTTAATCCTTTATAAGATTTTATAAGTTTATCCGAACTAACTCCTACAATAAGAATAGAACCTAACTTTTTAGCTTGTAGAAGCACATTTAGATGACCAAAATGGAAAAGGTCATACGAACCAGAACTGTAGATTATTTTTTTCAATCCCATAATATCAGTCCTACTCTATAAAAATATCCATAATTTTCTACAGGAAATTTAATATCTATATTTGCTAAATCTTTAACTAATTTTATTACATTAATACCAGTTCCTTCTATAGGAATTAATTGTTTATTAGGAAATTTACATGGATAAGAACATTTTATACAATTTTTACATGAGCCAGCACCATAATAGTCATATTCATCGCAACCTTCATAAATACATCCATCTATAAATGGTTTCATTTCTATTCTCAATTCTTCACTTGAATTTCTTCCTAATTCTTGCCAGTTTTTTATATCATTTATAATAAATTTTTTGATAAATAATACTCCATTACAATAAGTAGGAAGTAATTCTTTATAATATTCTATTGTTTCTATATGAGGAGGACAAGATGAACTAATATTATAACGTTTGCAAGATTTACACATTTCTCGCACATTATTTTCAAAATATGAACCAAGCACTTTAGGATTAAATTCTATTTTATCCAATTCCAAATCCTCCATCTACACGAACGACCTGCCCATTGATAAAATCGTTATCTATTATACTTAACACTGCTTTAGATACTTCTTTTATTGTTCCTAATCTTTTTACCAGATGTTTATTTGCTATTCGTTCTATTTGTGCCTTAGATTTACCTATATGCCAATCGCTATCGATATAAGCAGGACAAACTGCATTAACAGTTATATTTTTTGATGCAAATGCTTTAGCTAAATTGGGCACTAAAATATGAATAGCACCTTTTGAGACCCCATATGTTATAGAAGTAGAATCTGTTGTGCATCCTGCAATAGAACTTATAAATATTATTTTTCCATTTGGTTTTATTTTATCTTTTAATGTTTGAACTAAGAAGAAAGGAACTTTTAAATTAGTATTGAATATTTTATCCCAATTAGAAAGAGATACCTCGCCAAATGGAGTTCTATCGGTCATTCCAGCATTTAAAACAAGAACATCTAAATCAGGAAAAGGAGTATTAATATTATAAATTTCATCAATATTAGACAAATCTGCTTCCCATAAATCAAAATCAGTTATATTTTTTTGGCGTAATTCTTCCGCTATTATATCTAAATTTCGACAAGTTCTGCCATTAAAAATTACATGATAATCTTTATCTAACAAATCTAATCCGATTTGTTTTCCTATACCCCGACTTGCTCCTGTAATCAAAGCAATTTTATTTTTCATCTTTCTTTTCTTCTTGTTTTGGCGGTTCTTTTGCTTTATTTTGTTCTTCCATTCTTTTGCGATTTGCTTCTTCTTTTTCTTGCCTTTGTTTTATAGATTCTTGTTTACGTCTTTCAAGTTCTTCCATTGTTTCTTTTTTTACACCATAACGTTCTAATAATCGTTTAAGTATATCTTCCATAACAGGTTTACCATCTTGAACATCTTTCCAAAATGCTTTTCTTTCATGTCGATTTACAAAAACTTTTTCATGTAAGAATTTAACAAAAGACGCAAGTTGTTGTAATCGGGTATAAACTTCTTTTAACTTTTCGTCATTAAGTTGTTGTTTCTTCGCTTGTTGATTTTTACTTCTTTTATTCAAATAATATGCACAAATTTGCCCAATATAATCTTTCATTTATTCCTCCTTCTTTTCAAAATATTCTTTCAATTCTGCCTGTGATGATTTTACTTGACAATCTTTACATCCAAAAAAATGATATAAAAAACAAATTACTTTAGTTGGAAAAGTTTTCCCTTCTTCCTTAACTTCCTGTAGAACCATTTGAGGTTCTCCAATTGATACCATTTCTTTACCACATTTTCCACAATTCATGTTATTTTCCTCCTTGTGATTTTCTAAAATTTTCACAAATTATAAAATGTTCAATATCTACATCTTTAAACCATCTTTTTATTTCTTCGACTTCTATATATCCATTAGACCTTAAAAGCCATAAATTATGACAACGAATACAATAATAATTTAATTTGTCGAAATAGTTTTTCATCTTTTTGGTCTTTTAAAATTATCTTTCGCCCACAAAGGGCGAAGATTCTTATAGTTAAAGCATTTAAATTGTTCACTTTTTTTAGATAAATTAAATAGACAACATTGTTTAATGTGGTCAACATGCCACTTACCGTAATTTGACCAAGACATACCTTTAGTAAACTGTTTTTCTAAATGGTTCTTTAAAAATTCTATTGTGCAACCTATTAATTTTAAAGTAGGTATATCTTTAATACCAGATGATAATACATGAGAAAGTCTAATTCGATAATTATAAATTAATCGATTAATAGGATTTTTTAACCATTTTTGAAAATTTAATCTTAATTTTTCTTTGTTTTTAATTCGTTTTACTTTAAGTTGTTTTTTATTTTTTTCTCTATATTGCTTTTGGCTCTTTAAAATTAATTTTCGATGTGTTTGATAATATTTTTTATTATAATCTTTTCTTTTTTGTTTATTTTTGCGATTATATTTTTTACTGGATTTATTATGTGCTTCTTTATGACAAATATCAGAACAATATTTTCGAGCATTATGAAAATAATAATTTATAAAGAATTCTTTTTTACATTCTTTACAAATTTTTATCGTAGTTTTATTTTTCATTTGTATCATTTTAATCTTTCTTTAATCTCTTTATAAAGATAAGATATATGATACGCCCATGCCTCTTCTGCTCCTTCTGAATCAAGCGTTATATCTCGATTTCTCATTAACCATGAAGTTGCATGAAACAATTCGTGAATTAATGTAGTTTGTTTATTAGGAATCCATATAATACCTAAATCTCCTCTTGTTTTATTATGAATTACTTGAAAACATCCGCTACAAGAATCATCTTTTTCTACATCAAAATTTAACATTTTTTTCATTATCTTTCTATATTTAGTATGAGAAGGAGTTACAACTACCATAAAATCTTGACAATAAATCGGGTCGCTAAACATTATAACATTTTTAGGGCATTTATTTTTCATTAGATGCTCCTTTATATTTTTCGATTAAATTATCTAAAATTCTATCTGTTTTAGTTTTATTTATATGGAAATAATTCCAAGCATAATTAAGTAGTATATTAATACATTTACTACATAATTTTTTATCTTCGACATTCATTATTTTTTTTATTTCTATTATATCATATAGTGTCATGTTGTTCTCCTAATCTGATAGTATTTATTTCTGTGTCTTCAATTGAAGCACGATGTAAAACGAAGACTAATTGAAATTGTAGTTCTTTAAATAAATTAATAATGTCTTCCAGATTGTTATTTTCAAGTGCAGATAATCCTTCATCACTTAAAATAATTCCTGTTTTACTTTGTTGCAGAAGCAATGATAATTTTAATGCTATTTGTAGAATAAGACGTTGACCGCAACTAAGGTCAGAATATTTGTATTGAATGTCTTCTTTACTAAGAATTATATTAAATTTTCCTTTAATATCTACATCAAATGTTATCTGGAATCCTATTTTTTCTAAAATAGAATTTATAATTGGCTCAAGAGATTGCACTGTTGACACTAAATATACACTGGAAAGTTTATCCAATTCTTCGATTGCTTTTTTAACCACAATTATATCTTTTTCAGTATAGATGTATTGTTTCTGTTGTAAACGAGCTTCGAGTTTTATTATTAATACTTGTAATCTTTCTTTTCTTAAAAGAAGTTTATCTTTTGATTCTTTATTTTGTATAATAATTTCTTTGGTGTTTTGAATATCATTCAATAAACGAGGAATGTCATGACAAAGTTCAATATCTTCGTTTCTTATATTTTCTAATTCTTTTGCCAATTCATCGGCTCGTTTTTTTCGTTCTATCATAATATTTTCTTTTAAAGTTTTAATATTTTCTTGTGTTATCTCTATATCATGTTTATATCTTTTTATATTAAGCGATAATTCCTCTTTCTTAGTAATTTTTTCTTTCATAATGTCTTCGGCAGTATGTTGATTTAAAGGTTGTTTACATACATAACAAATAGCAGTAGTTTTTATAGTATCCGATTGTTTATCTATTTCTTCCAATTGTTTTTTAAAATTTTCAATATCTTTCTCTAAAGTTTTAATACGAGTTTCAACAGTTTGTAAGGAACTATCATAAGAAGAACGGATAGTATCTATATTTTCTATTTGTTTGCAATATTCTCCTACAATTCGTTGTATTTCTCCATGTCGAGATTCATTTCGAGAAAGTTTTAATTCATCTTCTCTTAGTTCTTTTTCAATCGTTGCAATATTACTATTTGCAATTACTAACGAATTATTAATATCTACTAAATTAGTAATTAGGGTATTTAGACGTTTTTCAGATGGATAATGTTTATAAACTACAACTGAATCTTTATTTAATTTTTCTCGTTCAAGTTTAATTATATTTAGATTATTTCTTACTTCATTAAATTTTTCGTCTGTTCCTGCGAAAAGTATTTTCTTAAAAACTACATTACCTTGTTCCAAAAGATTAGTTTCTTTACTGTAAGCATCAACAATACGAAACTGGAAAAAATCTTGCCTACTACCAAATCTATCTATTAAATAGGTATTACCTTCGCTTGTGGACATTTTTAAGATTTTTCCATCCTCTTTAATGGTCAATTTTAAAGGATAATCCCTAATAATCTCTATAATATGTCCATTATCCTCTATTATAACCATTGCAGTGCATGATTTCGACTTATCTCTGGTAGGTAGGTCGGCAAGAACTCCAGAATAATATCCATAAAGAGCAAAGATTAATCCTTCTAAAATCGTGCTTTTGCCAATGCCAATAGCACCAGAAAGTAAATTAATCTTGTCAAAGGAGACAGAATAATCTTCGAAACATTTAAAAGTTTTGAGGTTAATTGATTTTAGTATCATTCTATAACTTTCTGTTGTAATATTCTTTCAATCGTGTTTTTGTCTATATCAGAATGACTACCTATCATAACTCCCATTATAAATTTAAATCCCAAACATTTTAATTTATTAGCAACAATATCAATATTTTTATGATATTCTTTATAATCGTCAGCAGTTATAGGATTTGTATATGGACATAATGTAGTAAAATTCACGAACTTATGAACTTTTTCACAATTACATGGTGCATAAAGATGACCATATTTCCAAATTAAATTATTCATTTATTCTTTTCCTAATAGTTTTATTATTTCTTCTGTAGTATTATCTAATAACATATTATATCCTTTTTCTGTAAATGTATATTCAGGATGCGTTTCTCTTAATCTTAAAATAGGTAATACTAAACCTTCATTTAATATTTTTCTTATTTTTATTTTAAGATTCATTATTGTTCTCCTTTTGTCTGAATAAATCTTTCAAAAAATCTGGCATATCGTGTTCTTTACATTCGACGCAATATCCATTCTTTAATGCTGTATTTTTATTACATTCTCTACATTTTCCAAAACTATAAACATCTTTATTCATTATTTTTCTCTTTCCTTATATCCTTTATAATATTAAAAAACTGTTCATTTATTTCCTTTGTTTCTATTTTCTCCATTATAGACATATATATTTGATTAGTTAATGCTTCTACTAATACAATTTTTTGTTTTATCCCTGATTCATTTTTAAACATTTTTTTAAGTGTTTCTAAATTATATCTCATATCTTTATAAATTTGATTTAATAATTTTATTTGAGTTGTAAGTTTATCCATATTTATTTTTTTATTCCTTTATAAAAATCATATATAACTTTAATTCCTGTAGTATAGCAACCATCTCGCTCATGTGCTCGATTTGGTGCTGTTCGAGTATTAAATATTTTACAATAAAGTTTTTCAAGTTCATCAAAAGTGGTATCTGATACTAAATTGTCTGCCTTAACATAATACGAATAACATAATAAATCTAATATATATTCAAATGCTTGTTTAAATCCCATTTGCACTAATTTCATTTATATTATCCTTTAAAAAATTTGTCTATTTTGTTTATAGTTAATTTACATCTAATACATTTTAAATATCTGCCATTTTGATTACCTATATTTTTAAATTCATGTCCGAAAATAAAACAGTATATAATAAAAAAATATTTAGATAATTTCATATATTCTCCTTAAATTGACTTTTTTAAAATATAATTAAAATAAGCATAATAATAATCTCTGTTAGCATTGACTTTTAAATTGCAAGCATTACAAACTGTTATTAAATTTTCATGTAAACAATTATGCCTATTATAATCAATATGATGAATAGACAATACTTTGTTCAATTTTTTCAATTCTTGTTTTTCGGTTTTATAACATAACCGACATTCGTGATTATCTCTATCTCTTATTTGTTGTTTTAACTTTTTAGTGAATTTGGAAGAATAAGGAGAAAGAGTCAAACCATCAATATACATAGGATGATTTTTACCTTTAATAGTTTTTAAATAACATTCTTGACATCTTGATACATATACACTTATAGATTCATTACAATCGATGCATTTATTTCGAAGAAATCCTCCTAACCAATTAGGATTATTTTCTCTTTTCCCTATTCTTAATTTAGAAGCACAAGATAAACATCTTATAGCTTGCCAAGTTATTTGTTTACCACAATCTTTACAATAATATAATTTTAAACTTCTACCATCCTTAAAATTGGGATGATTAACCCCTTTAGTTTCTCCTCGTAAAGATGCACAAGAAGCACATCTACATGTTTTAATATTATGTTTTGTTTTCATTAAATTGTTCTTTCAATAAGTTGCGAACCTCTATATCTTTTATGTTATCTAAATAACTCGATATGATATTTGATTTATTAATTTTAATATCTAATCTATTAGAAGATTGCACTAAAATATTAGATTCCTTAAAGTTAGTCAAAATTTTAAATTGAAAAAATTTCTTCCCTAACTTATTTACATAAGAAGCATTTTTCTTATAATCTTCAAAAGAATTAAATATAACTCTTACTTTATTACGAGGTTCTAATTGTTCTAATTTTGTTACATCTGTAACATCTAACATTGGTATTAGAGATTTTAATTCTATATTGGCAATTAATCCATCTTGTAATATCATGATTTGTTTTCTATCTTCTACTTCATTAAAAGAACAATATCTAATTGACCCTACATGAAATATTGTCGTTGTAAGGTCTTGAGGACTATGTTGATGTCCTAAGAAGACATATTGATATTTTTCTAAATCTTTTAGACCACATCTTGCTGTTCCGAAAGCAAAACGTGATTCATTTACCATAAAATGACCATAAAGAATAGTATTATCTATATAATCTCCTTTAATAGTTTTCACGCCTAAAGACGCTAAATGCGAAATGACACTTTCATTATGCAATAGGTCGTGTTCGCCTGTTCCTGAAAGAATGACTATTTCTTTATAATGTTGCTTTAATTTTAAAACTAATTGTGTAGAATATGTAAGCTCTAAAGGAGTAGGGCGATTTGATTGAAACCAGTCCCCAAGTTGAATAAACCTATCTGATTCAATAGATAGAATATCATTAGAAAATATACTGTCTATCTCTGGAATACTGCGTTCGTCGATATGTAGGTCGCCACAAATTATTGTTCTTATCATTATATTTTTTCTTTCTTAAATAATTATTCTATTTTCTTCTGTTAATGTATTTATTGTTTTTAATATAACTTTACCAATTAGCAAAAATGACTTACCGAAAACTTACCGATTACTATCTTGTAAATATATTTAACATTTCTCCTTAATTAACACTTAAATAATCACATACTAAAAATAATAATATAAGTATACCAATAATTAGCATTATTTTATTTCCTTAATTAAACTATCTGCGTCGATTAAGTTTTTAGACTTTATATTTAAACCAGTCAAAGTAATGCCTTCTTTTAAAAGAGGTTTCCAATGCGAATAATTTCTCATCTTCGGATAGATGTAAGTAAAATAACTTTTACTATTTTCGCCTTTCATTGTAACAAGAAAATAATATCCTCCGTATTGGCTAAGTTTGCGTTGAATAGTTATGATGGTTGCTATCATTTTATATTTTTTCTCCTAAATCTACTAAATAAATAAAAGTAGATACTCGATGTTCATTAACTCCCCAACATAATTGTAGAGGTTCGCTATGTTTTGCCATGTTTTCCGATAATGAATCTCCTCCTACAGTTGACCCTCCACGAAAGACTCTAATAGAATCACAATCAAATATACCTGCATGATGATAATGTCCATAAACTATACCTTCTACATCATGTCTTCTTGCCCATTCATTTATTTTTACACGACCAGCAGGAGAGTCAACTTGTTCTGGACAAATATGACGGATTAAATATCCATGTCCACGAATATCGAGTTTCATTTGTTCTGTTTCTGCATATTTAATTTGTAATTTAGAATTCTTCAAAACTACTTTTGCCCAAAAATCTAAAATCATATAAATCATTAAGTCCCAATTACTTGCTATATCAGTATCTTTTCCAGTTCTTCCATGATTCCCTCTTATACCTGCAAAACGAACTGGTAATTTTCTATCTAATAACGAGACAATTAATTTCTGTATAACTTCAACAACTAACATAGTTTGTCTTGGAGGTGCTAATTCCTGTTCAAATGCTTGTGTGGCATAAATTCCTTCTCCATTTGCAAGGTCTCCAGTGCTTAAAATTACAACATCTGTAATAGGAACTCCTTTTATAATATTGTTATCAAGTAATTTTAAAATTTGTTTACATAATTTGTCCATTCTCTGTCTAAAAATATTTTCATCATAAACAACTTTGCCTTCTTGGTCTTTTACTATTTTTCCAGCATGAAGGTCTGTAAGTTGAATAACTAATGTATCTCCTTTTACATCTATTTTACTTTGTTTAGCAGGTTCGTAAGGTTTAATCTGACTAAGTTCATCTTTAAGAGTTTGTATAATTTCTTTTGATAAATCTTTTTTCTGTTTTGTTTTTGTTTCATTAGTCTCTTTAATACCTATACGAAGATTATATCTTGTTATAGTTTTTTCAACCGCCCCATAGGTTAGATTCATAAGTTGTGCGATTTTAACGATAGTCCTTCCTTCTGATAAATAAACTTTTAATAAATCTAACTTATCTTGTGTCCATTTTGTTTCTTTATTTTTCATGGTTTATTCTCCTTATTTATTTCACATTTAATTGTCCATTGCGTAGTTCCGTCTTTTATTCCGATAATTAAACAAGGAATCTTGTTGGCATCGAGAGAATCTCCCCATAACTTCTCTAAAATTTTTGTTGAAATTCTAAATCCTTTAGCTTCAGTAAATTTACATTCTATACATTGTTCACTGGTCGAAAGGTCATGGTCTCTATTAAAAGCACCACTATTAATTGTTCGTTGACATTCTTTTTCAAATTTATTTCCTTTGTCTTTATTCGATTTATTTTTCATTTTTCTTTCTTTACACTATAAGTATAGCATAATTTAATCTTAAAGTCAATGATTTCATGGTAACTTTTGTTTTCTTAACAACCTCTATAAACAGTTGGGAGAGGGGCATTTATTCCCCTCTCATTTTATACTACAGAAAAGAAATTATTCTTCTACTTCTTTCTTTTCTTCTGTTCTTATTACTGGTTTTCTCAATTCTACTCCCTGTGCTTTCATCTGTGTAACTTGATTACTTCTAACACTTAGAAGGAGTTTACCTAAAGTTATGACAACTTTCGCCACATCTTCAAGTGTAACTTTACCTTCTTTTATCTTATTCTCTAACACAGTAAAATCGTCTTTTGCGTGTTCGCTTCTAATCATTGGTTTGTCCTCCTTCCTTTGTGAATTTTATATTATTAAATCCCCACAATCTTTACATCTTCCATCAGGTTTATAACCATTTGGATTATAATAAATTTCTCCATGAGGATGCCCTTTAATTCTACATCTTAATCTTATAAACCAATCTATAAAAAAATTATTCGACCTCCATTTTGGATAATCGGCTTTTTCGAATAAATATTGATAAAATGACAAACGAAACCAATTTAAAAATTTTCTCATTCTATTTATTCTCCTTTATTTGTTTCCATAATTCATATCATTGGGTTTGTTATTTTTTCTAATCTTAGATAAAAATTCATCAAAATCTACAAAATTTATTAAAGGAGTAATATTAATAACAAGATAATCTATTGTGTTTAAATTACCCATTAATATTGCTAAATCTTTATTATTAGGAATTATCATATAATAAGTTATTTCTGTGTCTATTTCTTGAATACCTATTAAATATTGTTCTGTATAGTCATATTTAGTCATTTATTCCTCCTTTTGAGTATCTTCTACCTGATTTTTGTCATCTTCTTGCCTTGCCTCTATAATAGAGGAATCTAAGGCAGAATCAAGGGTATTTGAGACCTTTTTGACTCTTTTTTTAGCTTTTGGCGGAGCAGTATAAATATCAGTAATATTCCATTTCATCGCTTCAAAGATTACAGATAATTTCATTATTATATTTCTTTCTAACATTTTTTGCCAATCCACATTTTCTTTATTAATATGGTCAAGTTGGTCTTCACTTAAAGCCATAACCATTTCTTTTTCAGTAGTGTCTTTGCCTTCCATGAAAATATAATAAAAAGCGTCTCCGATTTTATGTTTAAAGTTTGGAGTATTTTTTAAAGCTCTAACCGAAATAGGAATATTTTTATATTCTTCTGGAGATTTAGCTAATTTACAGGGCAAAGAAATATCTATAAGATTTTGTTTTTGAAAATTGTTAATTTCGTTTTTTATCCAATCATAAATTTTATCTTTTGGTTCATTATCTAAAATTTTATTAATAAGAGTTTTTTGGAATATAACTAAATAATTAGTAGAATCTTTACGTTTCATTTCTATACCTTTAATTTCAGTTTCTAATTCTCCATTAGATTTTCTAAGTAATCCATAATAACGACATAATGCTAATAAAAGTATTTTTTCATAAATTCCTTCGCTTTCAAAAATAATATCTACATTCTCTTTATTAAATTTTTCTTTTGCCCATTCTTTAATTAATTGATTAAGATAATCTATTTGGTCTTCTTTTGCCTGATAAAAAATACCATCAGTATCTATATATAATATTTTACATCCTCTTTCTGTTAATTTATCTTTTGCATAGTGTAATAACGACCGCACAATGAAAGTAATACTGCTTGCAACTTTAGGGTCATAAAGTCTAAAAAAGCGATTACCCATAACTCCAAATGCAGAATTTACTAAACTTTTAATGGCATCATATTTTTGTTTAACTTCTTTATAATTTAAAGCATCTACAGAAGTATTATTTAATTCTTGTTTAATAGTATTTTTAAGAGTAATTAATTTTTTAGTTACAGTAGGAAGAAGTGCATTATCATTTTGGATAAATTCATTATCATTTATAGTGATAGAATTATCACTTTTTGTTGAAATAATATTTGCAGGGTCTAAACAAAAATTTATAATACTATATGGATAAGCACTGGCTATATCTGCCTTATAAACATTCTCAAATCTACCTGTTTGAAATATTTCTCGATAAGCTCCTTGAAATTCAGATTCTTCTTCAAGAGTGCCTCGTTCTTCGGCAGGTTTCATTGGTAATACTACTTTTTGTATTTTGGCTTCCTCTAATAAGAGCATATCAATCATTCTACTATTTAATTCAAGGTCTTCCCATTCAACTTTAGTTAATCTTCGGATTTCATCAAAATAACCTATTAAATTAAATTTATCTTCTAATCCTGCAAGACATTTCACATCATTAATATTTCTTTCTTTTAATTCAGGAGTTAATTTCATAAAATCTAATTTTACTTTGGCAGGTTGTTTTAAATGTTTTTGAGATACATAATCTAAGGTATATACTTTTTCTCTATTTAAAGTAATCTTTTTAAACCAAATAAGATAATCTACAATAGAAACTCCAGCAGGATAAAAAACTTGACCATCGCCATATCTGCATTTATTAATAGGGCTTATTTTTTCTACAAAGTCTGGAAATCTATTTGCAAGATAAGGAAAATCAAACTTAACAAAATTCCATCCTGTTAAAATATCAAATTTTTCTTTTTGTAAATATAGAACAAAAGCATCTATCATTTTATATTCTGTTTCGTATTCTGGCAAGAAGAAAGTTTGTATAGTTTTAGACAAGAAGTTGTAGACCGAGATACAAGAAATTGGGTATTTAGCATCTGTTACATTAGGTAATTCAGGTGCTTGAATCTCAATATCAACGAATCCTACTTTGATAGGACATTTTTCTATAATATCTACTTTATCTATTAAAAAACGTTTGGTGAAAAGAATATCAGCTTCGAAAGCATGAACAGAACGCTTTTTCGCTACTTCTGCTGGTTCAGAAACTATCCAACGTTTTAAAGTATCTCCTTTATAGGATTTAAAAGTTCCATTCGAATCTTTTTCATAAAAATATGGAAAAAATCCTGTCCATTTAGTAATTTTTAAGTCATTATTATCTTCTCTCCAAAAAGTATATACATCTCTGCGAAAATTAAATATATTTATAAGTCTCATCCTAAATCTCCTAAATAATCTGGGTCTATATCTATTCTTATATCTACAGTTATACATCCATGCATACATTGTTCATAAATAACTTCGCCTTGACCATTATAAACTCTATGACTATATCCTATTCCAGTTGTATTTATTTCTTGACCACAAGAACATGTATTATTCATAATCTTTTTCTCTCATACCATTAAACCCTCTACCAAAATCTCTTTCTTCATTATGGTCGTTATAATCCATTTCAGGTAGTTGGTAAATATCTTTTTTATTTAATTTATCTTCTGTAATATGTTTACCATTAATAATTTTACCACCTTGTATTTCTCTTATTATATCTTGTTCTAATACAGATTTTGTATACATTATTTCTAACATTGTTGCTTTGCCTTTTGTAATAAATTGATGTTTGATTTTAGGTTCTACTATGTAATATTTATATCTATCTATTGTTTTAGATTTATGTTGTAAATTAATTTCTACAATCCCTTCCAAAACAAAAAACATATTATATTTGAATTCATGATAATGCCAAGAACAAAATGAATTCTTATCTAATGCCAATAAATCTACTACCACAGTAGGAGTTTCTAATAATCTTATTTTACTTCCCCAAATCTTCTTTTCCATTTTTAAATTACCTCATATTCTATTACATCAGGACGTTCGATAGTTGCAATTAATTTTTCATCTTTATAGATGTTATAAATATCAATGTAAGCCATATCGCCTGTTCTTTGACCTTTTTCGATTCGTGATGTTCCATATCTACCCACGCAATAATAAACATCAAATTCTTCTGTTGGTCTTTCTCTACAAATAATAAGAACGCTTTTTATTTTATTTTCCATAATTATTCTTTATTCTGGTGTATTATTATATGTTCTTTTTTCGTTCTTTAAAGTAGATTGAAGAGCCGACATCTGTTTTTCGCATCCAGTAACGTATCCTTCTATTATATTACGAATTCGTCTATAATTAACAATATAAACACTTGCTTGTTTTTCTGCACTTGCAGAAGTAAATTTTCCACCAGCATTTTCGATTTCAATACGAAGGCGATTATATTCCTTATCTTCTCTATTCTTTTTTTCGGCTATCGCTATTGAAAGAACAGTAGTTAAATTCGAATAACAACCAGCTAAAACAAGTAAGGCGTCTTTAGCTTCTTCTGCATTATTAGCTAACTTCGATTTTAAAACAGAATTAGCATAATAATCTATTTGTTCAAAATCTCCCTTACATTCTTCAAGCACTTTGGTAAGAGTTTCTTCTTTTTGAAACATTTGTTCAATTTCAAGTATTCTCATTTTAGTTCTCCTTTTTTAATAAATTCTTTAAATTTTCTTGCTTCTTCTCCTATTAATACCACTGTTCCTTCATGAATAGGTTTTTTTAATTTTTTACCACTATTTGTAGAAATATGATTATAAATACTAATGCCAATATAATTTTCGCCTTCTAATGGTTCAGTATCTATATCTATTATATGAAATCCACAATGACATTTAAACTTCATTTTCTTTTTCATAATTCTCCTTTTTTAAAATATCTATGAAAATATTTCAATATCCAATAAGGAATACCATTTTTTACTTCTTCTTTAGTGTCAAAACAAGAACCTGCAATACCATCTCCACAATCCCAACATTCATGAATATAATAATTTTGTGCTTTTATCCAATTCCAACATACCCAAATTGAATTGCAATATTTACATTTTCTCATTTGATTATAATTCTGCGTAATGTTTACAATTTGTTTTTATACATTGTTTACGAATTTTTTTATATTCTATTGCATCCATATCAAAATGACAACAAATATCACAAATTTGTTTTTTAAGAATTGGGCAAAACCAAGAATTAATACGATAAGTTCCTTTTAAACAATCTTTACATTTACAAATTTGACATGGTATATATTTTTTCATATTTAATCCCAAAGTCCAAAAAAATATTTCTTAAATAAATCGAATCCTTTTTCAAATCGTTTTACTTCTCGCAAAGTCATTACATGGCAATCTTGATTATATTTTTTATCATTTGTTTTATGAAATCGTATTGCTTTTTTATATTTTGCCCAAGTAAATTCTTCAGAGGAAATATAATATTTTTGATATTCTAAAATATCGGTTGCTGTTTTAAATGTTTGTATAATTGTATTAAAATCTTTTTGCTCATGAAGTTCATGATAACTATTATTTTTTAAATGTTGACACCCTTCTGCAATAACTTTAGCTAAATAATAATCGAAACTCCAAGTATCCGAAATTGCCCATCCTCTTATACCTCTTTGAATAAATGTTCTAATTCGTGGTATTATTTGTTCGACATAATTCCAGAAATATCTATACCAATAACTTTCTAAATGGTCTAATACAGTCCAATCTTTTTTCATATCATCCAACATTTCGTCTATATCTTTATATTTTTTACCCACTCCTACTTCTGTCATTTTCAGGGACTTTGCAGTTTCTTCTAATCCTTGTGCAACTTTATCGTAGGTCTTTTTAAATTTTTTGTTCTTCATTTTTTTCTCGAATATTGATTTATGTATTTTTTCAATATCTTTTTGATTATTATTGATTGCATCTATTATTTTGTCAGTTCCTTTAAGTAATTTCATTTTCTTTCTCTCCTTTTGTTAAATTTTTCATTATTTTATTAAAGTCTATGGGATAAAAATTATGCATATCTACGCCAACATTATAGCAGTTTGTAAATAATTCTCCTTTTTCTATTCTCGAAATTAGCCAATTATTATGCACATGACCAACTAAATTCAATTTATATCTAATATCTGCAAATTTGGGGTCATGAACAATACAAATATCCATTCCGCCATAATGAACAATTACTTTTCTTATTATAGTTTTGAAACCATTTCTTCCTGCATAATCATGATTGCCTTCTATCCAAATAATATTCTTGCAGTTAATTTGAGAAATATATTTTTGCAATTTTTCTGGTTCGCCTTCTCCTCGTCCTGTGCCAGATTTAAACCCTAAATCTCCTACAAAAAATAAAGTATCTTCTTCTTTAACTCGTTCATTACAACGATAGATTATATCCTGATTCATTTTATCGACAGATTCCTTGCTTATTTTAAATTGTTTCTGTTCATGCATTGGTTTATCTTTCAAAAGATTATATATAGATAATTCTTCTTCGTTCATATATATAGTCCTGCCACAGTATTTTATTGCGTTAGCATGGTTTATGTGCCAATCTGATGTCCAATAAATCATAATAATTTTTTCCTATTTAATTCATTTAATCGTTCTATTTTACCTACACGAATATGTTCTATCATAGATGGCTTTATAAAACATTTTCTTTCCTTAATTTCTCTTAAAACTCCATCTTTTTCAAGTTTTCTCTTTAAAATTTTAAGAGCTTTTTCCAAAGATTGAAGTTGACCATCTGGATTAGCACTTCGCCTAACTTCAATTTTAAACCCTTGTAATCTAATAACTTCTGGTATCTTAATTGGTATTGGTGTTATTTCTGGATTTTCCAATTATATCACCTCCTTTACAATATAATTAAAATATGCGAACCAATAATCTCTATTAGCATTTACTTCGCTATTACATTTATGACATACACTGACCAAATTTTCTGGTTTACAATTAGTTTTATTATAATCAATATGATGAATATCTAATAATTGTTTATTTTCTTTTTCTGTAATATTACATTTTTTACATTTATAATTATCACGTTCTCTAATTTCTGTTTTTAATTTATTGTTAAAAATGATAGGATAAGGCAATTTTGAAAGCCCACCTTGCCACATTGGATGATTAGTAGGGTCTTCTAACCTTTTTTTAGCTTTAATACTTATTTTTTGTTTTGTTGCTTCTGTATGATGTGTTTTAAATCTTGGATGATTTTCAGGATTTCCTTTTAATTGAAATAAAATCGAACATTTATCGCATCTTATACATTTCATAGCACGTGCACTTTTACATAATTCTTTACCACAATCAATACATAATAAAATAGGAAGATTTTTCCAATTAGGATTATTTTCTTTAACTTGATACTTATAATGACATTTTCGACATCTCTTTATAGGATTTGTTGCTGTAAGTTGTTTTCTACAATCTATACAATAATATATTTTTTTCATGGTTGAGATTTCCAAATATCGTCTTCAATTTCTTTTAACATTTTATCCGTTAAAAGTTCTCCAAATTTATCTTTTCCTACTGCTTTTATATCTTTATAACTATAAGTATTACCCATTAACTTAATAATTCCGAATTTAATACCTGCATAAAGTAAAGATTTGCGATTGTCCAGAATACCTGTTAAGTAAAAATCGACAATAGTTTGTCTAAAAGGAACTCCTTTTTTATTTTTTTTATTAATTAATATGGTTTCGTTTCCTATTCGTTCTTTTTTATCCAGACCTTCTACAGATATTTCTATAGATTTTCCTGTTTTTATCTCTACAGTAGTATCATAAAGATGACGTAATGCACGCCCACCACTTGTAGTTTCTGGGTTGCCATACATAATTCCAACCTTTTCTCTTATCTGATTAATAAAAATAATAGTTGTCTTAAAATCTTTATATGTCTGATTAATTCTTCTACATAAAGGAGCATTTATTTTTGCCGAACTTGCCATATGTTTATCTTCTAAAGACCCTTCTAATTCTTCGGCAGGAATGAGTGCAATAATACTATCAATAACTATCAAATCAACTTTAGGAATTAAATCTATTAATATATCTCCTGCTTGTTCAAGAGTGTCGGGTTTAAGGACTAATAATTTTTCATTATTTACTCCATTAATTTCTGCCCATTGAGGGTCATATGAATTTTCGGCATTTATAAAAACACAGGTTTTATTTAATTCTTGATATTTGGAGATAACTTTTAAAGCCATAGTAGTTTTACCAGAAGATTCTCTACCATGAAACTCTATCTTATGACCTCCTTCGCATTGGGCAATACCTCCTGATAATACATAATCGAGGGCATATATTCCTGTTCTGATTTTAGGAAGAATAACAATTTTTGAAGCAGGTTTGGCATTGTATTTATTTTCATATTCTTTCATAAGATGTTCAAAATCTTTATTTTGTTCTGATTGTATAGGTTGTTTTATTTCTTCTTTATTATCTTTTTTACAATTTTCACAATTACAATCCTTTGGATGTCTGCCCATTATTTCTTTCTCCTTTGTATAATATCACATGGTTTACCACATTTATTACATCCGAAATGACAAGTTCCTACTCTCATTGTCTTTGTATCGTCTCCTATAAAATCTGGAGACATAATCGTAATAATTTCTGTTTTACAACATTTAGATAAATATTTAATTTTTTTCTTCATCTATATCTCCTTCTTCTAATTCATGTCTATGAATTAATTCCATAGTTCGTGAAGTATTTCCAATTCCTGAGAATTCTCCATCACAAAAGAAAAATTCAATATCTTTTATACCTGTAACTAATTTCATATCTTTTTCTACTTGTTCTAATAACTCGTAATATATAGTTTCTACAGTTCGATAGCGGTTTAAAAATATCTGTAATTTTTTGATTAGAGTTTTTGTTTTCTTTATTTTATATTTCTTTTTCATTATTTTTCTTTCTTCGTTCTATTTCTTTTAAATTTAATACTTTTATTCCATTTTCTCTTAAATCTCCAGTTAAATCATCAATGTCTTTATTTGTAGTTCCTAAAGATTTAATTTTATATTTTTTCATAATTTCATTAAATTCTTCTTGCATACTATCGCCTTCTTTTTTACCATGTTGTTTTGCAAGTTCTATAATTTCGAGATATTGTTCTATAGTGATTTGCCAAAGATTATTCATTTTATTAATCCTACTAATGCCAAAACGATTGCGTCTATTTCATCATTATTTGTAATATGAGTATCTAATTTTTTATTAACTCTTTTTACAATGGTTTCTTTTGCTTTACCTTTTGGACATTTTTGATTAATTCCTAATACTTTTCTTGCTTGCGAAGCCGATTTCCATATAATATTTTTAATTTGTTTTGCCTTGCAAATACTGTAAATTATACCACCAAAACGAGAAAGTAAAATTGTAGTATCGGGATTAAAACTATGAAATACATTTTCAATAACAACTGTATCGAATTGTGAAGCGATTAATCCATTAAACGCTTCATATATAGCATTATATAACATTTCATGTCTGGTGTCTCTATCTTTAATTTGCGATACATTTATATTTACAAATCCAATCTCTAATATCAATTTCTTTTCGTCTGTCTTAGCAATACAATAACCAGATTTCGAAGCTGTATCGATACCCAATACTTGTGTATTGCGTTTTAACTTAATGTTAAATCTATTCTCTACTTTTTTAATATCCCATATAAGTTTATTAATCATTTTAATTATTACCTATTTGTTTTTCTTCTATATTAATATCATTTATTTTAATATTATTATTTTCTGATGATGGTCTATCTTTTGAATCTAATTCATCTATACGTTTTAATTCTTTTGTTTGCTCATTGTAAAAACAAGGAATTTCCCAATTTTTAAAATTCTTAATTTTTCCTTTAGGTTCACGAATAACATCTATTTTAAATTTTCCATAAGTTCCATCATTATCATCATCATAAATATAACGAGTTGCAAATGCTGGAAATTGAGTTGCCATGTTAGGAGCAAAATAGGAATTATCAGTTTTAAGTTGTTGAAATACTATTAAAAATCCGTTTTGTTTATCTAATTGTTCTACAAAATGTCGCATAACAACATCTGTTTCTGCTTTATTTTCTATAAGTAACCAATCTATAATAGTAATTGCATTTTTTTCTAATTCAATTTGAGTTGGGTCAGCACAAAAAGCATGTTTAAAATCTCCTTCTTTTAAACCTAATCGTAACGCAATTTTAGCAAATCTGCCACCTTTTTCTAAATTAATTAAATGAGGAGTAATCCCTTGTTCGACTAATTGTTTAACTATGTTGATTGCAAGATGTGTTTTTCCTACCTTATTACGAGCACCAATAACAATCATATCTTCATAATTAAAATGAGCAACATCATCGAAATAAGGCATTTTGAATTTTATAGGAATACCAATATCAATTAATCCTTCTTTCCAATCTAATTTTTTAATTATACCATAATGATTACCTTTTTTAAGTATATATTGTTCTTTTACTAAATAATTTAATACTTTATCTATACGTCTTTTTTCTTCTCCTCTATTAGTCCCCATAATTGCTGAACAAATTTCTGTTCTTCCTGCTTCTTCTACATCTTTTAAATAAGTTAATACTCTATGGGCTAATTCCTTTTCATCAAATTCTGTATAACGAGCAAGTGATTTAACCATAGCATTTAATTCTTTTTGAGAAAGAGGATTAGAACAAATATGGCGATTTAAAATATTTAAAACTCGTTCCGTTTGTTCGCTATTTAATTCTTTTCGTAAAAGCCCTCCAAGTTTAATTAAACTCGTATTACGTTCTCCTTCACCTAAAAGATTAAGATTAAAATTTTCAGTTTGTATATCTTCTTTTAATTTTTCACTAAATGATTTTAATGGCACAGTAACTTTTTGTTTTAAATAATTATGTAATTCTATTGGCATTTCTAAAATAGGTTTAAAATTAATAACTTTTCGTTGCACACCTTCTACTATTGAAGGATAAGCTACGCATTGTCCACCATCGTTTTCTATATCTATCTTTAATTCATTAATTCTTGTTTTAGGTAAATCTTCTACATATTTGTAATAATATTGAAATCCTTTGGATGTTTCTAATGTATAAGTATCTCCTATTAAATCAAGTATTTCTTTAGGCACTGGTTTTATATCTACATCAATAATTGTAATATTAGATTGTTTGCCTGTTTTTATTCCTATATTAATACCATCGTCCAACCATCTTTGCCATTCTTCGGCATCTGTATGAATTTTATGCGTCCAATCATTTTCTATAGGAATTTTTTTATCTTTTGCTACAGCAACCAAATCTAAATTATTAGTTTTATAAAATTGTAAAATTTCAATTATAGAATCTTTATCTTTTTGCGTTGTAATGTTTAAATTCAAAGTTTCTTTAACATGTTGAACAACATCATCATCTGTATATGTAGGATATTCAATTTTAACTATATCGAATATTGTCTGTCGCTTAGCATTACACGCAAAACAATTAACAAATGAACATTTTGGAGGTATAATAGCCGAAAATTCTTTTTTACATGTAGGGCATTGTAATTGTAAAACTTGTCCTACCTTCTTTAATTTAATATCTTTTTTTCTTAAATAATCTACTAAATAATTTTCAATGATTTGTTTATTCATTATTCTCCTTAATAATTTTATTTAAGACTATCTCCATCAATACAGTATTTTTTTCCATCTTGTCCAATATAGATGTAATAATAATGATAATCTTTGTATTGTCTGGTAGTATGACAAATTTTACATCCAGATTTTTTTGTTGATTTGCCTGTTGGATTACAACAATAACATGGAGATTTTATTATCTTTTTTATAGCTTTTAACTTTGGCATCATACCTCCTATTTGTCATTCTTTGATTAGAGTATATCACATTTTATTATAGAAGTCAATGGTTTCTTTTTAATATTCTTACTATACCAAAATTTTATATCGCACCAAACGCAACCTTTAATTGTTTTCATATTTTTATTAGGTAAATTTCTTTTACAAGTCTTGCAAAATATATCTTTTTTCATTATTTATATCCATGATTTTTAATATATATTTTTAACTTATTAATTAAATCTTTATCTTCCATATAGTAGAAAAAATCTTCATCGCTAATAGCATTAGATAGAAATTGAGATAATCTTAAATATGGACTTTGTAACCATTGTTTTTCAAGTTCTTTTATAATTTTATGAATTTCTTTTTTAGTTCTCACGAATTATTAGCCTCCAATTTAAGATATTTTATCAAAGGTAAACAAAAGAACGAAGTAATTGCTGATATAATTATAAGCCATTTCAATCCTATAAGTGGAAAAAGCCATGCACCTACTAATGTCGAACAAGTTCCTGCTAAATTAGAGATAGAACAAAATAAAGCAAATGAAGTAGATTCTTTTCCTTTAATAGTAGAACGAGCCATAAATGTCATAAGATTAAGAAAAATAAACATTCCTAATACACTGAATATGCAAGTGTAAATAATTGCACTAATAGGTGTAAAATAAAGATAACAGAGAGTTGTTAAAACACCAATAAATACAGACCAATATAATATTTTTTGAATATCAAGTTTTTTACTGAATTTATAATAAATAATAGACCCTATAATACTAATACCAGAAGCAATTGCTCCGATAATTCCCATAAAACTTCCTGACCATTTAAAAACATCTCTTTCTATAAATTGCAAAGGTGTTCCAAATGAAGGATTAAAATTAAATAGAAATATAAATAAACCTCCTAATAAAAATGCTTTATTAGTGAATAATTCTTTATATGATAATATAGTAGGCAATAATTTTTGTTTTTTGTTGACAACTTGTTGACGACTTGAATATTTAGAGATGATAACTAATATAATTAAATAAATTGGAAGTAAACATAAATAAGCAAATTTATAATTTAGATGGTCTGCTATAAATCCACCTGCAAGACTTGTAATTATTCCTGCAATAGTCAAAGAAGTCCATTGCACATTTTGAAAAATATCACATGTATTGCTTTCTTTTCCTTCACAACAAGCCAACCCATCATTTGCAATATCTCTTGTAGCAGTAAAATAACTTCCTAAAGTCGCTCCAACTAAAATTAAAGGTAAAGTTAGTAATGGAGATAGTCCAAAATATAAAGATATAAAAATACTTCCTATTAATGAGTAAATTATCCATATCTTCTTATTAAAATATTGGTCGATAATATATCCGAATACAGGTTTGATTAACCAAACTAATGTTATAATAGAAGAAATATACATTATTTTCTGTGGAGATAAATGTAAATGTTCTTTAAGATAAAAGAAAAGAGGTAAATTTACAATTCCCTCAAACCCTTGTGCAAAATAAATAAAAGCACTTAATATAAAAAGATATTTTAAATTTTTCTTCATTTTATCCTTTAATCTTACCACATTTAACACAATAATTTATATGAGAATAATCTGGATAACGAGTAACAATATCATCAATAAATCGGTGTTTAAATATAACACATAAAAATTTTCTGATAATTAGAGTTCCTAATTCTGTAAATTTCATTTTAAATTCCTCCTTATTTTAACCAATAAAAATATATAAATGCTATTTGTAATAAGTTTAATAAAGTAAAACTTATTTTATTCATTATTGCATAATAAATTTCGAATTTTTCTTTCCATACTTTTTCCATCCATAAATAAACTATATGTCCTCCGTCTAAAGAAGGAATAGGTAATAAATTAAATATCGCACATCCTAAATTAATCAGACTTAATTGGGTTAAAATTATATTCGAATCATTAAATGTTAATATTATTATTTGATGTTGAATATCTTTTAAAAAAGCTAATTTATACAATAATAAATCGAATTTTATTCCAAATAAAATATCTTTATAATTAAAATAGTAACAAATACATGCAATTATAAAATTCACTGTTACACCTGCAATTAATACTAAAAATTTCTTACTATATCTTTGATTTAAAAATCCATCTTTATCTTTTTTAGTTTCTCCATATAATTTACAATATCCTCCTAACGGAATAAGAGATAATCTGAATTCAATATCTTTTATTTTCTTCTTTAATAATATACGACCAAAGCCAAGTGAAAATGCTTCTACCTTCATTCTACATAAAAGAGCCATAAAAAGATGTCCTAATTCATGCATCGCAATTGAAAAAATTATTATAATTAGTAATATAATAAATACCATAATTAAAGTCTCCTACGGATTTTATTTGGTTGAATACTATTCCAAGTATATAATAAAAGATTAGGACGTTTAAAATTAAGCAAACCACGATGTCTATAAGGATACCATAAATAAATTGTATAAAATAAATCAAACATACAACCTAATGCCAATATAGACGAAACTATAATATAACAATCATAAATAATTATACCGTATGTTAATTTTACAACATCATTCATAATAGCAAAATTAATAAATTTTCGAGACATTGCTTTAGCCGACTGTATCTTCCAAATTTTTCGTGCTTGCAAAGAATATTTAATCGCATCAAATATAGAAGTAAAAATTAATAATGCTCCAAAAATTTGTTTTAACGTCCAAATAGTATCTATCATTTTATCCTTTTGCGTGTTTTATACAGAATTGTAAAGCAAATTTTATCGCTTCTTTTATCTTATTAATCTTTAAACTACCATTAAAAATTCTCCATTCAAGTGTGGAATGAGCATTTAAAGCTAAAACATTAAGAGCATAATGTCTATCGCCTATAAATCCTTCTTCATATTGTAATTGTTCGTGAGTTCGTAATTTTTTTATTACATCCATAGTAACTTCATTCGATGCTTTTTTAGGAATTCTTTGAGCATAATCTTTTCTTGATGGAATAATTCTAAATTGTCTAAATATTTTAGGTTGTTTTTTAATAAATAATTTAATAATATTAATTATTTCTTTATTAGAAAATTTAGACATATCTATATGAACATGAAGTCCACAAGTAGTAGGAATAATTTTACCTCTGTGTGCTTTAATAAGACCAATAATTTCTTTTATCTGGTCAAAACAATCTTCATTCCAGAAAAGTTTATTTCTATCTTTTGGACGATACTCTGCACCATTCGATAAACTTCCGTCGTAATCAATAGCCCAACCTCTAATAATTCTATGTTTGGCAATTAATTTTTGGCTATCTTTGGTATTTGGAAATTCAACTTCCAACTCTACCGAAAATCTAATATTTTTTAATAGACGTTTAAATTTTTTTGACATTTATCTCCTAAAAATTTTATCGATTATAGATTTCTCGGATTCTTTCTTTTTTTGTTCTTCGGACTTTTTGGCATAAGTGCCCCCTAACAATTCAACTTCTATTTTTTTAAAATCTTCATCAGACATCGTAAATATACCCATTGTATATCTATCAGTTTGCCATGTAATTGTAAAATATTTAATCCCAAATTCTTCTAAATCTATTCTTTTAATATCTTTAATAGCAACGATTCTTAATTTTGTATATAAATATCCATTATAAACATAAGGATAATCTGTTCTATTATTTGGAACAATTGTTCTATTTTGTGGTTCAATTGGTTTAGATTCTATAATAGGAGGATTTGAGATTTTTATATCTGTAGGAATAGAAGGATTACATCCTTTAAAAAGAGTTGTAAAAAACATCATCAACAATATCAAAATCATATTATTTGTCTTCATCTTTTCCTTTCGGTCTATCATCATTTTCAGTTGTTTTCTTAAACAAATATCCACTTGCCGTATGATATATAACTATTCCTTCTGGTTTCATAAAATTAGGAACTGCATTACTTCCTGTTTCTTTTAAATATTTTAATGCTGTTTCTATATTTTCGGTTGTAAATATACCTGTAAATAATATTGGCACTATATAACAACAATCTGGTTTATATAAATTATCTATCCATTTTTTTACGTTAAATAAATAAAATCTCTTTTCTTTAAGACCATAATTTCTCTGTATTCCTTGACCCATCCATTCGCCAAAATGATAACCTATTCCAAGTTTTCGTAATTCATTTTGATTTATTTTAACCCATTGAGCAAATCCATGATTATCATTATGAATTTCATCTTGAATAGAACTCCATAACCATCTATTTTTACTTCCCACAAAAATATTCATATCAAAATCAATATAAATGCATCCACAAGTTCCATCAATTTTTTCTGTGATAATTATATCTTTTGATAATCGAGGAATTTTACGAAATCCTTTAAACTCTGGAAAACTACCCATTTAATTTATTCCTCTCTATTATGTCTAATTTCATCAAGAGCAGTAATAAATCCGAATATACAATACTCTACTCCCCAAAAAAGAAATATAATACACCAAGCAAGTCTTTCATTCCCCATTAAATAAACAACAATAGAACAAGCAATTAAAACAAATCCTAAAATCATAGCAATAACTAACGCAATAAAAAATCCTATATCAAATTTAATTTCATCTCTTCTCCATTCCTTTGTAGGTTTGGATTCGTTATTAGTAACATAAAGTAACCACTGATATATTTTTTCTTTTAAATTCATAATTAATTCCTCTTATCTGTTATATCGAATTCTTTCTTATACTATAAGTATATCATACTTCACTACACCACAGCAAATTTATTTTAATTCTTCTATTTTATCAATAAACAATTTAATACTTAACCCATCTACTGCTAAAGCATGGGATACATCAAAAACAGGAAATATAATTACTGTTTCGCAAGGAATAGCAAAAATCAATGCTACTAATTGTTCATTTTTATTAAATACTCCACTTCCTGAATTACCCCATAAACAAGGAACTTGTATTATATCGTAAATGCCATTATAACCTGCAAAAACTCCTTCTCCATAAGTATAAGGATTTCCTAAATAATGTCCTACTAAATATAATTTATCTTGGGGCTTTGCTATTGAGAATCCTTTTATTACTTGTTTATTTCCAAGTTTTCCTTTTATTTTAATTAATGACATATCGAGTCGTTGATGACATTTAATAACTTCTGCTTCAAGTTTTTTATATTCATCTTTTACAAATACACTAACATTTATCATATCATTACCAACAACATGAGCATTAGTTAAAATATATGTATATCCATTTTTTATTTTAACAATAACTCCTGTTCCTATCCATTCAACGGTATTATTTTCTTTTAATGTTCTGCCATATTTTCTATTTTTACGCATTTCATCATTTGTTTCAGGAGGATATTCTCCTATGCCATAAATTAAAACTGTAACAGATTTAAGATAGTCATAAGAAGGTCTAATATCTTCTTTGATAATTGTATTAAATTGTATTATATTTCTTTTTTGATTGAAAAATATAGAATAACCCAATAATATACCTGCTATACTTGTTATAATTACAAGTAAACTTATTACAAGAATTTTGATAATTCTTCTCATAATTTATTCCTCCTAATTTTATTCGGTTAATCTCTTATACAATTTTTCGTAAAGTGTTATAATCATATCGCCTAATAGATTTACATCATTTATTTGTCCTTGCATAGTAGTTGCAATTGCTTGTGCTGATGCTTTCATCATTGCTTGTTTTTCAATTGATGTGCCAACTGCATCTGTTCTTCCGCCAGTTGGTTTTTCTGATTTAGGAGTAGGATTCTTTTTATTACATTCGTAACATTTTGTATATTTTCCATCCTTTAATACTTTTCCACAATCTACACATTTAGGTTCGGTAGATATTGATGCCTTTGGAGTTTCTACTGGTGCAGAAGCAGATGTTTCAATCTTCATTATTTTTGTTACAAAATATTGTCCATTTTTCTCTGTTTTTTCTAACTTTACATCTTCTTCTTTCTTTAAATTCTTTTGAGCATAATCTAAAACTGTTTGAGTTGTTCCCATCCATTTTTCTGTGCCATCATCTAATCGAATTTTTAACAAAATTTTATTACCCTTTGTAAACCCAACTAAGAATTTCATTTTACTTCCTCCTTTTTTTCTATTTCTTCTCTTTTTAAATGACAAATTTCTTTATCGACCAAACGTTCTACAATATAAAAATCTTTTTTTATAGCAAATGATTTAACATAAATTAATCTGCCATAATAAGGAGTTCCTTTAATAAGAACAATATCCTCTAATTCTAATCCATCGTCGGTATCTTCGTAACTCATTTTTTGTCTCCTGTATACATATGACATATATATTTACCATTTACATAAAAATAAGTATCGTTTGTTTCTTCTTGATGTATAGTTTGTAGGTCTGTCCATTTATTAAATAATGATTTTATAAAAATTTTAAATGCTACTTTAGCAGGTATCCAAATTTGATTATCCATTTTTAACCTTTTTCTTTCTTTTCTTTTTTGCTGATTGTTCCATCGTTACGAGTTTTGATTTATCTTCTATTAATCTAAAATATTTTTCTCTCATAGATTTAAAAGGTAATTCTTCAATATCTTCGCCTTTTAATGATAAATTGTCTAAAGTTTCTTTCATCTTAGTTTCGATAAATTCTGGCAATTCTAATAAATTAACTATCATATTTCTTTTATCATAATCTTCTTCATTTAAAATTGGATTAGTTAGTCCGTCTGTTGCTTCTTTATTTATTTTTTTAGCAAGTTCGTTATAAGGATTTATTCCTACTTTATATTTCTTCGATTTTGGTGAAAATATTTTTACATTAGGTAAAGTTAATAATTGATGAAGGTCTGAATCAAAACTGATTAAAACAACTTCTTTATCAGGATAATATCGTGGCACATAAGACATCCAATCATCGGCTTCTAAACTTTTTTCTTTTAAAATTTGAAATGGTAATGCTCTATCTATACTATCTAATAAATTATTACATTCTGCAAAAGTATTATCCCAATTAATTTCAGTGTGTTTCTCTCTACCTTCTTTACGACCTGCTTTATATTGTTCATCGAAGTCTTTACGCCAAGAATGTCCATAATCGACTGCCAACATTACTTCGTCGCCTTCGGACATTCCTACTTTTAAAATGTTTGCGAATAACATATTTAATATTGTATAAGTAATAGGCACTTGTGGAGTATATTTGTGGGCGAAGATTGCTGAAAACATTAAACAGCCCCAATCTGCCACTATTATCTTGCCATTATTTTCCATTTTTATCCTTTAATATTTCATACATATAACCCATAACATTAAAAAGAATAGCACAAAAAGCTTCGAGTAAAGTTATTTCTTTACCTGTTTGTTTATCTATTCTTGTATAGCCTCTATGAATTGCCCACGCATCTAAAAAATGTCTCCATAATGATTTCATATAGGCAGTTTTAGGAATTCCTTTTTTCCAATTATCACTGTCTCTTAATGTGCCGTCTGATTGAATTCTATGTTTGGTCATATAATTACCAAATTCTTCTAAAACGAAAGGGTCAATGAATCCTTCGTAATCATTTTTTCCTATTTCGCTATCTCTGGTAGCCCCTGTTTCGAACTTTCTTACCTCTCCCATTGATTTTTAATCTCCTATTTATTTAAAAAATCTTTTCGCTTAAATAAAACACACCTGCACCAATAACCATTAATACAACTAAAACAGGATGTCTTGTTACCATTAGTCCTGCACCTATAACAAATAAAACAATACCTATTCCTTTACCAATTAATTGATTATACATTTTATTCCTCCGCTGTCGGTTCTGTTGTTGGTTCTTCTGCTTTTGTTTCTGTAATTTCGCCTTCTAATTGTCCTGCCAATCTTTTCTGAATCTCGGCAATCTCTGTCTGCAATCTAACCAACTTATTATTCAACTTAATTCTCTGCGTTAATTGTGGTCTTCCTCTTGCCATGTTATTCTCCTTTTTTTTCTGTTTTTGTTTCTTTAAGTTTATATTTATCGATAACAAATTTTGTGCAATCTGAAATAGAATAGAATATTTCTCCACCTGATTTCATAACAATATCTATCATTGTAGAATTACATTCTGTTTTAGGATGGTCAGGTAAAATTAAATAAATAGGTATTCCAAATAAATAACAAATTTCCATTTCTAAAATAGTGCCAGTTGTTCGAGTATCTTTAGGTAAATAAACAATAATAAAATCTGACCTAACAACAGCTTCATAATCTCCCCAATATTTAAAATCAGTTAAATAATTTCCTTCTAATCTGGCTTTTTCATAAAGATAAATTAATAATCTTATTCTATCTAATTTAGCAGTGTCTATATTTCCCCACCAGATACGTTCCATTTCACTTGCAAAAATATCCCAATGTCCTCCTGCTTTGAGTCCTGTAATATAAGAAACATGGTCTTTGGATTCTTTTCCAACTTTATTAGATTCTTGTTCAACAGGGTCATAAATGCCTAAGTCTGAACTATTTAATTTTTCTCTAACTTCTGCTCTCCAAGATTTCATATCTTTAGCAGATACAGATTCTATTGCTCCAGCAGTATAAGTTGTATACTTTAATCTTTTATTATCCATATTTTATTCCTTTTTATTTAATTTTAAAAGTTCTAAAATAATTTCTAATTGTTCCGTTGTAAAATTGCCATCTAAACAGACTGTATCGCCACCGAAATCATTATAATCAGTATTCAAATTATATAATTGTTGTTCGAGTTCTTCTTTTCTGGTCATTCTATATTTCCATTTTCTTGTATTGCTTCATCTTCTCTTTTATCTAAATATCTACGCCTATATTCATCTGCACAATGCATAATAGCATACACGACTTCATGTAAAGTAGAATAACGTTTTTCCCTTGTTTTCATAAATCGTTTCATTAACTTAAAAACACAATATTCTAAATCTCCTTTATTATCAATATCAGGCATTTGATTTAATATATTATCATATTTTATTCTTAATTCTTGTTTTATATATGGCATATTATTTTTTCCTTTTATTAATTCCTATTACTATACAAATTGCAGTTATACAATAAATTAATGTGCCACAAATCCATTTTATTCCTTTTAAAGTTGATTCTCCTAAATGAAATGTTATATCTATTATTATTTTACCAATCTTAATTGCTACTTCTATCAATGCTTTAATTTCTTTAAGTTCTATTTTCATTTTATCCTTTTTAAAAATTAACTCTGCCATATATCATAATTCTTGTGTCGTTAGTATCGCTTAAAGATTTGCCTATTGCTATTCCTATACCTGCATTATCAGTAATACTATAACTTGTTCCTAAATATATTGCAGGATGTGTAGTTATAAATGCTTCTGCTTGCATTTTATAAAATCTAAAGAAAGATATACCTGCTCCTACTTCTGTTCCGCCACCATTCGCTCCTGCACTCATTCCTGCCACTATAATAGGCTTGAATTGTAATCCTATCGGAGCAAGTTTGGCTTTTAAATTAGGTATATCTTTAATTGATATAGTTCTTAGAATATTAGTAGATTTTGGGTCTGGCGAGTTCTGAATATGCACTTCGCCATCTTTAGTAATATGCATATATTCGCCATTACCTAAGTCTATAACCGCTTCTTTACCATATCCTAAATCAATCTTAATAGGAGTATTTTGCCAATTCTTATAATAACCAAATCCAAAAATTGTAAGGGCAATTAAAGCATATATAATTAATTTTCTTAAATCTATAATTTCAAATATAGATTTTGTCCATAAAACAGGGTCAGTCAAAGCAAATCCTTTAAGAAATTTTTTGGGATTAAATTTTTCAGAAATGGCAAGTTCAGGGGATTTTTTGACAATATAACCAACAAGTTTTCTACGAATATATGACAATATAAATCCTACCAATATAAATCCGATACCTATAACAATCAATTGTTTATTCATTTTTTTCTCCTTACAGTTAAATTCAATCTTACTTTACGCTTTAAGTATAGCATATTTACCCATAAGAGTCAATAGTTTCTATTTTTAATCTTTTCTCCTTTTTATTTAGGAATAATCCCTGCCATTATATTTTCTTTAAAATTCATCTTTTTTAAAAAATAATTCAAATTATTTTTATATTTATTAATATTTTTTTCATAATTAAATAAATATTCATTCCAATCTAAATTGGCTCTTATTCCATAGGCAATTGTTTCTGCAATACAATTTAAACTTTCAATTCTAAGGGCTTGAGAGCCTATTGTTTTAGTAACTGCGATTTCTAATTCTTTTTTTGTGATAGGTCGATTTAATTCTTTTATTATTAAATCATATGCTTTATTTATTTTATTTTTATTTAATCCTAAATTAACTTCCCAATTAATAATTCCATTAGAATTCATAGTAATACCAAAATGAATTCTGTAAACAAGATTATATTCTTCTCTTATTTTAGAAAATAATCTACCACTCATATCATTATATACTTCTGATAATAAGTCCATTAAATATTCTTTTTCTAAGCCAGAAAATTCTGATACATTAACATCTGCTTTTATAAGCATAATTGACTGACTAATATCTTTTCTATTTTCAAATATTCTTCGCTTAAATTTTGTAGGAATTCTATAATCAGGATAATCCAATGACAATTCTTCTTCCATATAGAGTTCATCTTTAACATCTCCGATAATAATTAAAGTAGGATTATTGTAATATTTCTTATAATAATTTAATATTTCTTTTTTATTAATATTTTGTAAAGTTTTTTCTGTTCCTATTATTGGTAAATAAAATCCATTATCTTTAGGATAATAATGTTCATTTGCTAATTGATAAATATAATGAGAAGGATTATCCTCATACATTTTTAATTCCTGTAAAATTACTTCTCGTTCTTTATCTATTTCTTTAGAAGGAAATATAGGATTAGTTACTATATCAGTTATAACATCTATTGCTATATCTTTATATTGATTAGCAATTTTAGCCCAATAAAATGTAATCTCATTATCGGTGAAAGCATTAATATCGCCACCGTATTGTTCTATTGCAAGATTAATTTCTTTCTGTGTTCTATTTTTAGTTCCCTTAAAACAACAATGCTCAATAAAATGACTAATTCCTTTTATATGAGGTTCTTCGTAATATGACCCAATAGGAATTAAAATTCCCACTAAAGTTGCTTTCCCTTCTTTACGAACACAAATTTTATTCATAATATTATCTCCTTATTTATAAAAAATAAGAGCATTAGCTATTAATAAAACAATACCAATTAACTTTCCTTTTATATCTGTGGTCTGTAATGATAAACCTAAATACCCTGTCAACATCATATAGAAGCAAATTTTATATACCATTTTATTCTTTCTTCTTTCTTTTATAAATTCGTTTTATTTTTTCTTTTCTACATCCTTTGTCATATAGATAAAGGTCAATTTGCATATCGATAATATCATCTTTTGTAATTCTCTTATTTTCTGTATTTAATAATTTTTTTACCATAGTTGTTCTTTCTTTTCTTAATCCCAAAGATACTATTAATGATTTGTAAGTAGGATAATTATCTCCAATTGGTTTTAAATTTTGAGTTCCTTCTTCATCTTCGTATTCATCTTCTTTTAATCTTGCTCTTTCGAAATCAGGACAAACACTTATTAAATCATCTTTTTCTCCTGTTAAGTATTCTACATTATAAGCCCAATAATCGCAATATTTTCCGTCGCTTACATAAAATCTACAATTTGCACAACATTCTTTATCAGGCATTTAATCCTCCTATAATACTACTAATTTATAGGTTCAGTGTCATTTATCGGTCTATCTACAAGATTAATTCCAAATTTACACTGTCCATTATCACAAGTATATCTCCAACAAATTATATTTTCGTCCTTCATTCCCCAATATTCTCTTAATAATTTTGTTCCGCAACATGGACAGTTATCCCACGTTCTTTCTTTTGCCATAAACTCCTTTTTAATATACTTCATCTAATTCATCTAAATCTCTTTCTGTTATTTTTTGTCCTTTTAATAAATCAATGGATAAATTTTTATCTATTTTATGTTTTTTATTAGGCACAATTTGCGTTTTAGGATTTCTATTCCATATATGCCTTGTTTTAATTCTTTTGATTTTTTTCATTTTCTAATTCCTCTAAATTTTTAAGTTCATAATCTATTTTTATTAATTTATGGAGGTCTGCATTTAATCTTTCTGTTAAATTATAACTATGTTTTCTAAATTCTTTATATTTTTCTTTTAAATTCTTTGATAAATTATTGTTTTTAGATTTTTCTAAATGATTTTCCAAAAGAGATACTAAATCTCCTGTAAGTTCTAAATATCCTCTATAAATTTGCATAAGGGCTATACTATCTTTCATTTTTTATTCCTCATCAATAGTTCTAAATTTATAATCTTTGTATATATCTATAAAACAAATAACACAATCGTCTCTATCTTGTGGATATTGAAAACTTGCTATTCGTTCCCATTTCTTAATGCTATTTTTGACTTCTATATGATAATTCATTATCTACCCCTTTCCTTCTACTTTCTTATTCCATAACTCTTTAATTTGAGCATTATTGAGTTCTGAATATCTTGTAGTGCTTGTGATTGAATGATGTCCAAGTAATTTACGAAGGTTATCTATATCTATTCCTTTTTTTAATACAAAAATAGCGTAACTGTGTCTAAATAAATGAGGATGAAAATTAATCTCTGGAAAATGTTCTTTCATACGATAACATTTCTGTTTAACCGCCATAGAGGTCATATTAAAAGCATTTTTTTCTTCTGGTTCACTATTAAAATATTCTTTAATAATATCTTTCGCTATTTCAGTAAATAATACTATTCTTTCTTCTTTGGTTTTTGATATATATACCTTAACTTGTTTCTGTTCCAAATCAAAATCTATTCGTTTTAAATTATCAATCTCACCTACTCTTATACCAGAATAAAATAGAAAATAAAATATTGCTTTTAATCGTAAATAATCTTTTCTTTCTGTTGCCATAATAATAGGAATAATCTTTTCTTCTAAATATTTCTCATCAAAATTTTCAGGCAATCGTTTTTCTTCTTTTAATTTTTTAGGTAATATTATATCCGTTTGTTTTATAAATATAAGATAACTCTTAATCGCATTAACGTAGGCATTAATAGTTGACGCTTTAGATTTTGTTTGCATATCTTTTAAAAAACTATTAATTGTTTCTGTTGTTAATATTTCTTTCGTAAAAGTTAATACCTGTTGAATTCGTGCAATATAATTCAATGTGGTATTAAATGAACGTCCATTTAATAAAAGATAATCTTTAAATTTCGAAAGTTCCATTATTATAATCTCCATTTTTAGTATGTTTATAATATTCTTTAAATCTTTGACTGATTGCTTGGCCTTTATTATCACAGTTTAAATGATTGACTATATTCATTGCTTCATCAAAAAGATATTCAATACCTAATTTTTTCTGTTGACATCTTACAAAAGCAAGTTTTAAAATAGGAGCTTTTTGCCATAAAAGAATATCTTTTTCATTATCTCTTTCCAATTGTTTTATTATTTTTGGTAAATATTTTTCAAATAAATATTTACGTTGAGTAACAGATAATTTAGTAGTAAGTTTAGGATTAAATCCTACTTTTCCGTTTAAAATCTTTTGTAAATGGTCTACACTATAATCTTCTTTTAAATGCGTGAGAAATTGTTTGTAGTTCATAAATCCCTCTCTTTCTATTTTATATAATATCGTTTAATAAACCACTTTATATATTTTCTGATTAATTCTTTTTTGACTAAATATTCATAAGCCCTCTGATGTAATCTAATATGATTTGTTTTTGTCCATAACAATATATTGCTTTTGTTATTATTATCGTGGTCTAAATCTATATGATGTCGTTCTGTATCATTCTTTTTATTGTGTCTTTTTCCAAAATTAGGATTATTTTTTCCTATCCTATAACTTCCGAACATAGGATTATTAATACCTTTCATTATTTTACTGTGTTCGGGTCTTTTTTTACCTATTCTTATTTTGGCACAACAGTTAATACATCTTATTGACCTTCTGTCTATTATTTTAGAACAGTTTTTACAATAATGTTTGATTTTTCTTGTAGCATTTTCTTTTATTCGGCTTTTATGATAACAGTTAGAACATCTTTCTATTTTCTTTTGTATAGAAGATTTACTTAATTCTTTTCCACAAAATTTACAATTTTTCATCTTTAAGTTCCTTCAATATTTGTAGTCCTTTTTCTCCTAAAATACGAGAAGGCATCCTTAAAATATATCCTTCTTCGCATAAAAAAGGTTCTATCTCTCTACTGTATTCTAATTCCGTTAATTTACATCTTTGAGCCAAAGCATTTGCTCCTATCGGTCTTTTTAATTCTGACAAAGTTTGTAAAACTCTTATATCTAATTCAGTTAGTCCATTTTTAACAATTTTCCAATTATGTAATACTTTTGATATATTTTCTACAATAACTAATTCCTCTGCCAGCGAAATTGCTATACGAGGAGTAAATTTTGAATTACGAGCGATAATATCTATATTTTCTTCTGATATAATTTCTTCGGGAAATAATTGATTAATATATTGTTTAATAATTTGTTTTAATTCTTCGATTGTATATCGTTCAAACTTTAAATGGATTTGTATTCTATCCATTGTATCAGGATTATTATGTAATAAAATTGATTTCTGTATACTTGCACCACAAAAAATAAATGGTTTTATCTTTTTACCTGATATTGTAAATTCTTCTATGACAGGATTAAGTATTTTAATAACTTTGCGGTCTGTGCTGTCCATTTCATCTAAAAAGAAAATTACATTTTGTTCAGGACAAGTATTAATTTCATTGATTATATTAGTTAATTCATCAGGGTCTATCTGCCTTCCTACTCTTGTAATAAGATGAGCATTTAACATTTTTGCTAAAATATTTACAAATGTAGTTTTGCCTACTCCTTGCCTTCCGTCTATAAATATATGTCCTCTTAATCCTCTTTGTATTTTTCTAATAGCAATTTTTGTTCTTTCTTTTGCCTCCTGTTGTCCTATAAAAGTATTAAAATCATAAGGTCTAAATTCAAACTTTTTTATACTTTGTCCTTTATATTCTTTTATTCTACTTATATCTATCTGACTATCTTGTATTACTACGTTTAAATGGTCTTGTGGAGCATTTTCAATAGGAATATCTCTATCTGTAAGAGAAGATATAACAATTTGCGAAGGTCGTGTTTCAAAAAAATTCAATTTTTTAGAATATTTATAAAGATAATATCCTAAACACATAAGAAATATAACAAAAAATGTCATTTAGTTTTACTCCTTTTATCTTCATACATTAATTTATCTACAATTTCTAAACAATTTTTAGATATATCACAATGTCCTATACTTACTTCTATATTTATTCTTTTTAATATATTTTTTATACGCTTAATAAATTCTTCTATTTTATAACGAGTAACTACAAGTATAAATTCATCTCCAGAAAGACGATATAATTTATCTGTTAGACGAATAGTTGTTTTTAAAGTTCTTGCCATTTGTTTTAATATTTTATCCCCAATAAGATGTCCTTTTGTATCATTTATATCTTTAAATCGGTCTATATCAAGCATTAATATTGTAAAATTGGTATTATATCTTTCATTAAGTTTACAATATTTTATTAAATCTTCTTCTAATTTTCTTTTGTTATATATACCAGTTAATTCGTCATATATACTTAATTTTTTATATATTTTAAGTTGTTTTTTTAGTTCTTCTATTTGTTCTTTTTGAGTTATCATATTATTTTCTTTCTACTTCTATTATATCATATAACATTACACCAAAGCAAATTTAAAATTTATTCATTACTTTTATAACGCCATCTTTTTGTTTTATTCTGATAATAGTTTTATTACCTTCTTTTACTGTTTCAGTTTCTATATCTTGTTTTTCTAAAAGACTTTGTAATTTTTCTATTTTAGAATTAAGTTTATCTATCTCTTTCATTTCATAACTATCGTCTAATGACATGGTAATGGATAGCCCTACCTCTCCTATTACATTTCTATTCGTGTTGTATTTACCATATACTCCTATTTTATGTCTGCGTCCTTGTTGTAAAATTACTTCTCCTCGCACATTCACTTGAGTTTCTTCAAGTTTTCCTATTCTTTTATCATGGTTATTTATTCTATCTTCGTGGTTAGATAATTGATTATCTTGTTGTTTATTCCAATTTGTTTGTGTAATATCTTTAGCATTTATTGTATCGCTTAATTTAGTATCTCCGTCTTTCCTTGTTGTTGTTTCAGTATTTATATTACTCTGTAAAGTAGTATCGGCATTTTGTAAATTATTAACTGTTGCAGGGTCAACATCTTTTCCGTTTGCACCAGTATCTCCCTTATCGCCTTTATCGCCAGTTAATCCTATATCTCCTTTTGTTCCGTCAATGCCATTTAATCCATTAACTCCGTCTATTCCATTTATACCGTCAATACCATTAAGTCCATTTTGTCCTATATTGCCAGTATCTCCTTTGATACCTTGTATCCCTTGACTTCCAGTATTACCCTTAATACCTTGAATACCCTGTTGCCCTGTCGCTCCTGTATCGCCTTTGTCGCCCTTTAAAAAAGTAGGGTCTGTCCAAGTGCCTCTATGTCCTTGTCCTGTTCCGTCATTTACTAATATATATCCTTTATTTCCGCCAGCAGTATCGGTAACATTAGCTCCAAAAGACAACCCCACATAAATAAATAATAAAATAGATAATATTAAACCACCAATTACAATAATTAAAATTTTATTGTTCATATTTATTTTCCTCTTTTCTTTCTGTTTGTTTATTTTTTAGGGATTTTTCTCTGTTTTCAAGTTCTTCTTTTGAAAGTGGCTTTGTTCCCCAAATACTGCCTTCGAAATTATCTATTAATTTATATATTTTTTCGTTTTCCATTTTGTATTTCTTCTTTTTTAATTAAATACAAAGTAAATAATAATGATAATAATAACCATATAAACATAAACGGAATTATTATACTAAATAATGCTTTTATTGTTTCGGTCATTTTTTCCTATTTTAAAAATATATTATATCGCTAATATTTCTAAAATCTATTATAAGAAAATTTGTATAAGCAATTACTAAATATAAAATCATTAATATTACTATACTGAATATTGTTAATAATCCTAAAAGTTCTAAAAATTTTCTCATTCTATTTATTCTCCTTATTTTTTACTCCGTCTTGAGTTTCTAAAAGTTCTTTTGTGTCTATATCTATTATTCTATATAATTTTAATCCTTCTTTACTATCTATATCAAGAAGAAAATTATCTATTTCTTCTCTTGTGCCATTAAGAGAAAATACATTGCCAAGTTTAGATATAATAGCAACCCTTAACATTTTAACCTCATTTTTCTATTATTTTAGCAATTTCAAAACTATCTTCTACATATTCTTTAGGTAATTCTATATTAGATACAATTTCTTCTGCTTCTATTTCATTCTTTGCATAAATAATGTATTCTAAATTTACATTAACTATTATAGAATATTTTTTATTTTTCATCTTTTCCTTCTCCTTTTTTATATATCTTTAATTTTACATTTATCTAAGTATATTTCAGATTTTTGTTTATCCCATACTGCATATAGTTTATTATTCTTAATTTGCAATTCAACGTTATAAGAATTATCTTCTCTATCAATTAAAATGTGCATATTTATATCTCCTGCGGTTCGCCTTCTTTCCAAGATAAATGCCCTTTTGTTTTGCACTTTGGACATTTTTCTTGTCCTGTTTTTACTATTCCATTAAATCCGCAATTGCAACACTTAACGTTGTCCATATATTCACTCATATTTTTATTTCTTCTCCCTTCGGACAAATTCCACCTGCTAACATAAAAAATTCTCTGTATTTTAATCGTTGTTCTGCGTTAATTATATTATTTTCAATATTATACCAAACTTCGTTATTTCCATATTTTACAATGTTTTCTATCATTCTTACCCTTATATAATCATCTATCGCCTCATCTGCGTCTTGTTTAGGAGTTAAATCCTCATCTACATTATCTCCTATCATATTTTCTAATTTTTCTTGTTCTTTCATTTTACTTTCTGCAATAAGTTTTCCATTGCATATAGGACAATTATTTGGTAATTCGTTATATAATAAAATTCCTGTTCCACATTTATCACAAATATATTTTTCATTTTCCATAGTATTTTATCCTTCCTTTATATATTCTATTTCCCATTGTCCATATTCAAGTAACCAGTCTAATCTTGTATAGTCATTTTTTAATGTCTTTAAAAATTCGTATATATCTTTATAAGGTTCTTTATTGCTTTTTACACCTGAATAATCATTATCGTGGTAACTGACTAAGTGTTCCATAATTTCTTTTTTTGTTTTAAAAATAATTCCTTCATCACCGCCAAAATATCTAACATCAAATTGAAGGTCTTTTATTTTATACATTTTTAGTTCTCCTCAAATTCTTTTACTTCTGCCCATTGTAATAATAGTATATCGCCTTTATCAATATATTTTGATAAATTTTGTAATTCTGCTATTTCTCCATAACTTATGTTTTCATTTTTTATTTGTTTTTTCAAATATCTTAACCGCTTTTCTATTTTAGTCATTTTCTTTTCCTTTATATACTAATGCGTTCAAAAAATAAAATTGCTTTTATAAATCCTACTTCTTCTCTAATAAGTTCATATCCTTTATTTTCTAAACTAAATTTTTCTTGTTCTGCTTTTTTAATACTTGCTTCGTCCATTAAGTCAATGTTAATTATTTTCACTTTTATACCTTCTTTCTATTATAAGTATACCATATACTACTACACCAAAACAAATTTATTTTATATTCTATTCTTACCTTGTTTTATAAATTCATAATGTTTTTGTAATTCTTCTGTTGTAAATTTATTTAGGTCAATATCTAATATTGTGGATATTGACGATACTGTTAATATCTGTGCTATTATTTTTTCCTTTTCGGGGCTTGTTTCCTTATATATAGGAAGTAATTGCTCTTTTAATTCTCTGATTTTTTCGTTCAATTCTCTGCGTTCGTCTGTTTTTATCCGAGTATCTTTTTTAATTTTTCTTAATGTTCTAATTTGTCTTTTTATTTCTTTAATATCAACAGATATAGTCATTTTTTGTGCTTGTTCTGATACTTCTTTTATATCTAACGTGGTCTGTGTCTTTCGTGGTCTGCCCCTGCCACGTTTTATAGGTAAAGGTTCACCAGTATTAACCTCTGATATAATTACTTTTAGCTTGTTTTTACTACCCTTTAACCTACCCATGATTTTTTCTCCTCTTATGTATAACAAGTCGTTCTACTTGACAGGCTTCAAAACATACTTTACAATATAATAAATCAAAATAATGTTTTACTTCAATAATTCTGCCACAAATATCGCAATGTTTTATCAATATTTTTTCTTTCATATTATCTTTTAGATTTTTTTTATCTTGTTAATATGTATTTGATAATCCTGTTCTACGTCGGGATAATCGGCAAGCCCTAATGATACTTTTGTATCACCATAAACACTATATACAGTAAAAACTCTTACATCTCCGTCTTTATATATTACTTTATTTCCTGCCTTAAAAGGATTTTTATTCTTTTTCATTATAGTTTCCTTTCCTTTATATAACAAGTATACCATATACTACTATACCAAAACAAATTTATTTTTTCTTACGCCATATAGAAAAAGTATTACCATAAAATTCGGGCAATAAATTATAACTACCTTCAAAAATTCCGTTCAATCCCCATTTGCTTTTTATTCTGATATATAATCTATTAGTTTTAATAATATCTGTTACAATAGCAAAATGCTCTATTGTAGTATCGTTCGGCTCGTTCAATCCTTTTGTATTTTTTTCAATATTATAATATGTTATTATATCGCCTATTTTAATATTTTCTATTGATATAGGTCTATATAGACGCTGTAAATATCCAAAACTATCCTCTAAATCGCATAAATTATTATTTTTCAAAGCGTAAGCATAACATTCTGCATTTATATATTTTTTAACATACGATAATGATAATGTTGGATAATCTTTTATTATATCGGTATCATTATCAGGTATGTCCTGATTATAATAAGACGGTTCAAAATAATCGTCAGGTATTTTTAATTTTATAGGATATGTTTTTATTGTATTATTTTTAGTTACTGCTTTTTCCATATTATACCTTTATATAGTTAATAATACCGCCATATACATCAAATTGACTGCGTGTTATGTCAATTATATGATTATTACATTCTATCCATGTATGTTGTAAAATTTTAGGATAATCATTATAATTTATATCTTTTAGTTTTTTGTATTCTTTTTTATTATATCTTTTTAAAAAATATCCGTCGGGCAATATGTCATTGACATTATTAACTTCGGCATATCCTTCAATAATTCGGGGATTATATCCTTTAATTTTTAATCTTTTATATACAATATCACATATAGATATACAATCTCCATATTTATATTGTATTTTAGATAATCCATTATAACTATTTTTATATTTTTTCATGTATTATATGTCCTTTATTCTATGGTCTTTAATATCTTACCCTCTTTTGATATATAACCATTATCAATCAACATCTTTGCAGGTCTGCCATATATACTACCTTGTAATTGCCATGCTTGTCCTGTTCTTATCAATTCCGCAAATAATTCTAATGTTTTTTCCGCTTCCAATTCCCCATTTTCGTAAGCAATAATCATCTCAACAACATCAATTTTTTTATCCATGTTTTCTTATCCCCTTTTTTTCGTTTCGTATTCAGTTTAGTCAATGGTATTACATCAACCGCCTTGATTTCGTGCCTGTAATACCTCGCAATAGATTATTTTTTATAGCGTCGCCTTGCAACCTTTGAATTACGTTCAGATAAGTCAAGCCATTGACGTATTTTTATAGCCCTGTCAATTAAAAGTATGCTTGAATTATCAGATTTATTATTGCCTTCTCGTTCTAACTGTTTATATGCTAAGTTAAAAATATTCATAATATCACCGCCTTTTTAGGTTAAATTTTTATCCCTCTATATATCCGTCAAACCAACCTTTACCATGCGTATCATCACATTGACAGTGTTCTTGTGCCTGTTCCAGTGTTAGCCCGCTTTTAATAACTTCATTATCTCCGTTTATTCTAAATCTAATTATCTTATACATTTTTTTATCTCCTTTTTTTATATTGATAACTCTATACCGTCAAAAAATTCTATATCTTGACTTGTTTGATTATCGTTATCTTTATTATAGTTAATATAAGTTACTCCTTTTTTTCTATATACCTTTATATAATCGGGTAAAAATTCGTTAAACCTTGTTCTTGTTGTTACAGTATCCCAACCGCCCGAATTAAGAATAATCTTGTTACCTGTCCATTTTATTATGTCCGTATTATGTAAACGCAAAACTTTATCGCCATTAGCATAGACGGTTAGCCGTGTATTATTTTTTATTTTTTTACTACTGATTATACCTGTTTCGGCTTCTTGCTTTTTTAATTCTTGCCGTTCTATTTTTTCGTATTCCCCTATGTATACTTGAAATTGTCCTACCTCTTTTATTCCGTAATAATAGCCTGTCTTGACATTATCCAAAAAAACAGAAAAAACCATAGCAGGTTCGTTTCTATCACCTAAACCGCTATTATCAACAAAATATGTTTCTACTAATTTATAACCATAAATATCTTTTGTTCCTACTATTTTACAACCTTTGACACCTTCGTCTTTGTCCTGTTTCGCTCTGTATAACATTTTAGCCTCTTTTCTTTTATACTCTTGTATATTTCAACGGATAATATACAACCGTTTTTTTTTCTACTTCCTATATATAGTATAGCATATATTTCAAAAAATGCAAATTTATTTTTGTGTATATAAATTTTTGTCAAGCGTTTCATGTTTGTCGTCGGCAGTGTTGATATATATAGTAACTAATTCTTTTTTATCCGATACAACAAGAATAATATCTAAACTATTTATATATGATATTCTATAACATACTTTTATAATATTATTATTCTCGGTATAATACTCAAAAATATTATCCTCTTGTAATTTTAACGCCTTTATAAAATATAATATATCCTCTTGACTAATAACTCTATATTTCAAATTATCAAGGCAATGTTTGCTATACTTCCATGACTTATTATTCAAGGTATTAGTTAGAGCTTTTAGTTTTGTTGTGTCCTGTTGCGGTATATAGACTTCTTTATGGTAACGCATATATTTTAGCCTCTTATATGTAACAAACACCATAATTTTATATATTCGCCTATTTTATAAGATAATATATTTATGCTCTTTGTATATTGTCCAGTCAATAATTCCATTATACGATATAATATAATATACATTTTTTTTCGCTCCGCTTTTAGTCTTTGATTATCCCTTCAAATTTGGTATTATCTAATACATAGCCATATTTGTTACCATATAGATATATGCTTACCGCTCCAATTAGTTCCGCACTATGCAAATGTAACGCAACGTCTTTTCTGTTCGTGATAGATATATTTATAGTTTCCATGTTATTCACCTTCTTTCTTTGTATAAGTCTTTTTTCTCTGTAATTTTAACATTATTAAACAACACAACACAATCAAAACCATTTGAGCCTATAATACCTTTATAGCCTCTTTTCTTGACTTCTCTATGTATGTCTTGACTGTTTTTCAATCGCTTAACTATACCTTGATTATCTGTATTGAGATTATACAATTTTTCTTTGTCTATTCTTGCAGTATAGCAATATATCGCTCCGTTAAAATAGTATTCCTTCTTGTCTTTGTCTATGTAAAAATAACACCGCTTAACATTGCTTATTCTTGCAGAATTATCACTAAAAGAGCTATTGCCAAAAAAAGAAGGCTTAACATACCCTTGAAAGTCTTTATTGCTATAATGGTATAATGTTATATAGTTTTTCATTGTCTTATATCCTCTTATTTTTTATTGTGGTATACTTCTATTATATAGTCATTAACTTCCTTGTATATAGTCAATCCGCCGTATGCCTTCAATGTCTTTTTGATAACGTCCTTTAAACTGGCTTTTTGACTATGCCTAACAGTCAATCGCTCGGTATACTTTGTCAATGTTTTTGCCCTGTTATCATAACAAAAGCCCACTCCGTCAATGTCCGTATAAAATAAAGCTAACTGATTATACTTACGGCATAATTCATCCCTAACTGCTTCATTCATAATAAAGGTATTGACAATTCTTATCTTGTCAAAGTAAGTTCTGCCTTTATCGCTCCATAAACCATGTATACTTGACTTTTTATCCTTTGTTATCGGTAAGTAGATTTTATACATTTTTTCTTATCCCCTTGACATTTTATTATCTTTTATTACTGTTTTTATCATATTAGTCCTTTACTTCTTATCATATAGTATCATATAGAGCATTTTTATTCTGGTATCTGGCTTTTTCTTTTTTCTAACTGATGTTAAGAATTTTCAAAAGTTAGTTTTTTTTTCCTTGCCTTCGGCTTTGGCTTCGCCCTTGCCGAAGGTATGAAAAAAATTTTTACCATAGTTTATA